TTACGCTCTCTTTAAATATTCAGATGAACAGAAGCCGGTCAGGTTGCCGTATGCCACATAATACCAACGTGTTCCGTTGTAACTCGTATAGTAGCCATAGCACTGAACATCTGAACCTTTAGGCATGAGAGTGATTGCTGTTTTTCCGGTTCCTGCTCCAACTCTCAGATAGAGATTGCCGGTCGTTTTGTACTTTCCGGCGATAGCTGCGTCCTTACTCTTTGCACTTTCTACCTTTTTTGAAGATGATGTGCTTGCTGCCGGTTTTGCCGGAGTGGATGTGCTGCTAGGTGTGGATCCGTCAACAGACACAACAACAACAGTATGCCCCTTGGTTTTTGTCACAAGGATGTCTCCAGGTTTAAACTGAGTCGAAGCTGTGACAGCCACTTTTTTCTCAAACAGACCGGTTTTCTCCAATGCAGTCGGCTCGGTGGATGTATTAAAGTTTCCGGCATCCTTTCCGGTTGCCTCGTAGATACATCCTCTTACGAGGTTGCTGCAATCTGTCTCTGTCTTTTCTGCGATTGCTTTCATGCTGCCGTACTTTTTCAGCATGGTAATAATTGAACGATGTGTCTGGCAGTAACCGACATTATCATTCATGCAGGCATCATACATAGCCTGTGCCAACTTCTTTGCATGCTCAGGATTGATAGGACGATACAGATACCATCCTTTGCTGTGGAGATAGTAATTCTGTGTACTTACTTCTACTCCGTCCTGATCCCCAGGCTTGCCTCCGGCGTACTTTCCGTTCTCATCTCTTCTTGCGCTTCCGATGATTACTTTCATAGTATTTTCCTCCTTTTTCACTGAAAACTGCTCATAATACTCTTCTGCATAAGATCCTCTGGTTGCCTTTGCCTTTTGCCCCTGGTCTTTCGGCTTTTCATATCCGGTCAAGATAATATCTGATGCTTCCTGTGCGGATTTTGCGACTTTGAGTTTTGAAAGAACCCCTTTGTATGATCCGGTCAATTCCTCCCACAGAAATTCCAACTGCATCTCTTCATCTCCAATGGACTTATTTTTCTTCTTGGCAAAATTGAGAAGATTCTGTTTTCTGCTCCAATAGGTCCACTGTGCGTACCCATAGCCGTAGGAATCCCGGACAAAGTTCCCATAGCTGCCGTTGTCTACCGCAGCGGTATATGTTTCATCTGTATATCCGCTCTTTTTCTCGCAACTGTTCTGCAGATTGCGAGGATTGAATCCGCTCTCGGCTCTTATGCTTGCCATGACACCACTTACGGCGTAATGGCTTAATCCTTTAGCACAAAAGAAGTCCCATGCCCTCTCCTGCGCTGTCGTACCTTTCAATGCCATGATCCGTGCCTCCTAAAAAAGAAAGAGCCGGGTGTGTTAATTCACATCCGGCTCATGGCTCTGAATAATATTCTCTTACTGGTTTCCAATCTGTTTGATCTGCTTAATCGCCTGAATAACTTTGTCATATCCGTTCGTGGCAACTAAAAAACTAAGATACGCAAGGGCAATGAGTTCAACGCCAATCTTTGCGTTAAGCATCGTTTCTGTGTAAATCAGATACCCGGCGGACAGTGCCACGGAGATAACGACTGCGGTAACTGCTGCCATCACGTTCGATGAATAGTCAACAGATTTCTTATCCAGAAGTTTCTTGATTCCCTCAACGGTAAGGTTTGTGAGTAATGATACTGCGAACAGTGCTACAATTAAAAATTCCATTGTCATAATATGACCTCCTATCCTACTGCCTCATCCTCAGAGGCTTTGTGTGTGGTTCCGTCTTTGCTTATGACGGTGCTGTTGATTGGTACTGAAAAACTGAGTTTGTTCTTTTCAAAGATGTTCATAATCGTATTTGTTCCAAGGTAAACCACCAATGGAGCTACGATTTCTTTGACGATTGTGCTTGATACATCCACCACCGGGTCCATGCCTATCCATGAGAGGATATAGGAACACGATGTAAGGATCATCCCATGAGCCAATACCGCAGTAGTGGCTACCTTTGCATATGTGTTCAGGCTTACTTTCTTTTTCTTCTCTTTTCTCCGCCTACGCTCTCTTTTCTGCATGATGTAAAATGTCACGCAAGCTGCAATGTAACCGAGAGCGAAACCTATAAGAATTTTAAGTATCATCTTCTACACCCTCTTTCTTCTTTTGCGGTTCTGTCGGTAGTCCTTTCAGATCTTCGATTAAGTCTGTCGCAACATCATTTCCGCCAAGTATGTGATAAGGTTCATACATCCTTGTGGCGTTCTCTCGTGCGTATATGGGGCAGTAACCCCTCTCAGACCACTTATTGTATGTCTGAACGATACCATTTCTTAAAAGAGCTTCTACACCCTTGTCAATGGCTTTGTTTTTTAAGTGCTGATTGTACATCAGCTTCGCCATCACGCCCATTCCGCTGATTATCAATCCAAAAAGAAACTCGATCCAATATTTCACGATAAAATCTATCATTCTTCACGCTCCCGTCTGTATGATCTCAAATCATACTCAATTAAATCCATCTTCTGATCCACGTCGTTTTTCATATCATCGAGTTCCTTATGCAGTTCATCCGATATTCTGCACTGCTCAATGATTTCTTCCTGCTTTTTAATTATTTCAAGCAGTTGTGTGGTTGCCTCACACAGCCTATCTACAATGACATAACTTCCATCACGCATGACTTTCCTTTAACTCCTTTGCTTCACAGGTGATCTTCTGCACCAGATTATAGGTGTCGGCGTGTTTTATCGAACCAATTCTACTTGTAAACGATTTGTCGAAAAATTCTTCCGTGATAGTTCCATCTTTGAAATTCTTCATAAGGCGTTTCAGTCTACGCATAGCATCCTTTCTGATTTTCTTCGTAGAGTTCCAATGCCTATATCCAACAAAATCCACTCCGTTCTTTGCATAAACAATGGTTGTTTTTGGATTTAATTGTAATTTAAGAACATCCGCAAGGAATATTTCTATCTGTTTCTCCCACCGTTTCAACTGTTCAAGATCCTCTGATATAATCACAAAATCATCCATATATCTCATGTAGTGTTCTGCATGAAGTGTATGTTTTACGAACATATCCAATCGGTGTAAATACACGTTGGCAAATAGTTGGCTCGTAAGATTTCCAACCGGTATGCCGACACCGTCCGGGAATATCCCATTATGGTCTATTATCCGGTCAAGGATTACGAGTAAGTCCTTGTCTTTAATGTAGGTTCTAATTTCTCTTTTCAGAACCTTGTGGTCTATGCTCTGGAAGTAATGGTGTATGTCGGCTTTCAGTACATAGACTGATTTACCTTGCACAACTTCCAGATTATATAACCACCTTGTCAACTGCTTGCTGGCTCTGTGAGCACCTTCCCCTTTCTGCAAGCGTAGGAATGGTATATGAACTGATGCTCAAATATCGGTTCTATATAATTGACAATCATGTGTTGGATAACCCTATCGTAGAACGGCAATGCCATAATTATCCGTTCCTTTGGTTCCCACACTTTGAAAACTTTGTACTTCCCAGGAGTGTATGTCAAACTCTTTAATTCCCGGCGGGCTTTGCTGAGATATTCTTCTCTGTTTGCTTCAAACTCCAAAACCTCCGGTCTGTACCTTTTGCACCGCCTCGCCTTTCTGTATGCAAGTAAGGCATTGCTCATGGTACAGATGTTTTTCATAAGACCTGTTATTCTCTTCATATAATCGCTTACGTCACACTTCCTTCGCTTACGCTACTATTTGACTCCGCTGTTTTAAATTTGCCCGATTCGCACGGGACGGGATAGCCGTCTGACTATTCAATAATGATTATCAAATAATCCTTGTTGGCAAGCCGTAGCTCCACCAATCTGAAAGTTTCTAAATAGTCACAGACGCACCAGACGCCAATGTTCGTGTTCACGTTCCACGGATAATTGTTGCAATTCACAGTCCGCGAGCCATCGTGAACCCCGTTGTTCCAGTTGCCACCGCCAATGAGCGCGTGCAAACCTCGGAGCGACAGTGCGAATTAACAGCTACCCCAAATAGTTGCTTATTTTCGTTTCTCTGCTTGTGCTTTATTTATCAGGCCTCCGATGCACGCTCCCATAATTCCTATCTGCTCTGCACAATATTCGTAAACTCTATTGTTCATCGCAGAATATCTAAGATCGTGCGCCAATCGGATTTTTCTTACCAATTTTCCTTTCAGCCTGTCGGCTGTATAAAGATGGCTGATTGTCTTTGACCTCTCGTATGCTTCTATCTCATCCATGATTCCGTCTATACATTCTCGTATATCCTTTTGGAGAGTGAATTTCTCATAATGTGGCATTTCTCTCACTTTCTTATGGAGGTATACCGATAGGTCGTAGGCCATCTGGTGTGCTTCGGTATGAATGTAATCCATCTTGGTTGTGGTCTGATTTTCGTATTTGCTCTTGTATGCCATCTATTACACCCAACCTTTCAACTGCAAGGGACTCGGCTTCCGCCGGTCCCCATCAGCTTACAGCGAGTCACAGACGCACCAGACGCCAAGGTACGTGTTCACGTTCCACGGAGAAAAGTAGCAATTCACAGTCCGCGAGCCACCGCGAACCCCGTAGTTCCAGTAGCCACCGCCAATGAGCGCGTGCAAACCTGTGTTGTTGGCCATGTAAAGCTGGCCAACTTTCTGTCCGCTCATAACGTCATACCAGTTCCATGCTGATCCGGTAGGGTCGTGAATGAACTCATCAAGCCACTTCCATACGTTTCCAACAAGGTCGCGAACATTCGTTGCGGAAACTGCGTTCTTTACATTTCCGCAGGCGGTTCTTGCCGTATTGGAAGTTGCGGACCATGCGTATGTGTTGTTACCATCTTCGCCCTGTGGAGAACCGTATGCGCCTTTGCAGAACTCAGCGTAGGTTGGAAGTCTCTTGCCTACTCTCATAGCTCTTTCATTGGCGATATACCAGTTTAATCCCTCTGTTCCAGTAATCGGCACAACACCCTTTTTGCTCTGCAAACCACTGGCACCATTGTCGGATGAAAGATATATGTCTCCCCAGAACGGTCCGATATAAACCATTCCGGTAGGATCACAGGTAGGTCTATGGAGAAGAGTCCATACAGAGTTAGGAACGATCCCCTCTGTTACGTTTGTTTCCCATCCACTTCCTAATGCAGCACCTGATGCGCTGATCGGAATACCAGAACTATTTGTTTTTCTGACAACACCGTAATGGAAGCCACCGATTTTTCTTGATGTAACTGCCGTATAACCGTTTGGATATGTCGTATTAAGGGAAATACGATACTGTTCTGCGGCAAAGTTCGTGGCATCTCCACCGGTAGGATCACAGATATAAATGCAATAGTCCTTTCCCACCTCAAACTTAGTTGCTGTTCCGTCCAAGTTGCTCGCTGTAAGAGTGGTTTTTTCTGTCTTAAAAACAGAATTGCCTACCGCAATCAAAACTCCTGCGATAACAGTAAGGGAACCGTTCTCCATGCGAATAAACTTCTTATCAGATGCAACGACATCGGACATAAGCGCAAGTTTCGGGGTGGTTATCTTCGCAATGTCATTTTCCATTGCTTCATCATAACCGTAGAATTTACTCATTAGCCAATTCCTCCTTAATCTGATTCAGTTCTTCGGCCGTCATGCCGAGACTGTCGTAAATGGTGTATGGTGCGGTAACTGCGATTTCTGTTGCATCCACAGATACCATAGCGGATGTGGAAATAACGGTCGTTTCCAACTGTTTCTCTCCTGTAATCTCATCCGGTTCGCCCTCTTCATGTGTTACGTTTGTGATTGTTACCGTCTTATTTCCGACAATCGCCTTTGTATTTGCTTTTGCCTCAGCACAATAGTGAATGGTAACAGTTTTCTTATCCTCTCCTACCGCAAGAACCGGGCAATGAAGATAATTCATGTTTTCAAGATCTTCGATGGCTTCCAACAGGTCTTTTGCTGCAAATGCGCCATCATCCACCAAGGATTTACAATTTCTAATGTCCTCGGCGGTTGCAAGTCTCTTAGGGAAATCTCTCATTTTGTCTACCTCCGTTATTTATTTACATAGGCTCCTACAAAACCATCGACAAACGCCAATCCGTTGCCGTCCATGATTCTGAAAGTCTTATGTGTCATAAGATCCGCATTGCTGATAGAAAATGTTTTCGGGGCAACTATATAGTTGTCATTCGCAATGCTTATTGTGTACTCTCCTGCCTCTGTGAGATACAAAGGCTGAGTATAATCTGTAACAGTATATTTGTTACCGGATGTTACATTTTGTACAGTTATTGCAGCAGCAGTTCCAACGGTATCGTTGAAATGTATCTTCACTGCAAGGTTTCTGATGTGGGTTTCCACATCGTTGATTTCATTCTGCAATTTTCCGGCTGCATCCGCTGACAACTGATCTTTAATCATTGAAAACCATTGATTAAACAATATTTCCTGATTGTTCTCAAACGTTGTCATTTCAGATGTGTAGTCTTTCTTTAACTGCACAACATCCGCATTTGCCGTTGCCTGCAAATTGTCGAGAAAGATATTGAATGAGTCGAGATCCAGATTTGCTCTCTTGTCAAACTCAACTTTCTGGTTCTCAAAAAACTCTGTGAATACCTCATACAAATCTGTTCCGTTTTCCAATGCTGCCATGATTGCGTTGACGGCTGTATTGATGCGGTTGGCATCATACGCACCGAAAAACGATTCATCGTACACCGTGTACTGGGTCACATCTTTTACGGAATAACTGCCGTCCCCATTATCAATAGGTATGAACTTCCGCAGACCGGACCATACGGCATCCTTGTAGTCTGTCTTTAATCGTTCCCACGCCACTTAGAACGCCTCCCTCCTTATGCCAAAGTTAAAGGTAAGCATCTGCCGACCTCTGTATTGGTTTAATAACTGATTGAATAAATCCAAAATTAGGCTTTCAATGCGGTTGAGTTCGTTGAAATCAAAAATCTTTCCATTCGCTGTGTATAAGGGGTTCTCCCCTATGTCCGGTTTAAATGTGTTTTCAGCTATGAGCTTAATGTTTTCTTCCAACTGATTTATCTCATCCGCATAAAAATACTGGTCTTTGCTCCTATCGTCTCCCAGATCATTTATGGAAAACTCCTGGTACATTGCCACGGCTATCTCTCTGAGATATGCGAGGTTGTTCTTTATCCGGTTGAAATCCTCCGTGTTAAACCGGTCTCCGTGATAAATCCCATCATCGTCTGTGTAACCGTACCAATCTGTTTTTGGAGTGGTCCAGGAACCAGAGATAGAAATAACCATTGTTTCCGTTGTACTATTCCCGGCAGAATCCGTTGCCGTCAATACGGCTACATGATCCTTTTCCGAACCATCTATGCTTGCGGAGGCTTTATATACGGTTCCGATAGAGTGCTGAAAATTCAGTTCTTTATCGTCAAGTGTTCCTGTGACATTTGCTATATCAGCCATTATTCATCGCCTCCTATCCTTTGGTGTAATTGCCAACGTATGCCAGTGGCAATTTATCAGGAATTTCCTTGTCTGATATATTGACATAGGAGCCAACATAATTGCCGACAAATGCAACGCCTTTCAGTTCCTCAATGGAAACTGAGATTGTGTATTTCCCATTTGCCTGCACGGGGTTTGGACTTATCGTAACGTCCCTTACCAATATGTTAGCTGCCATGCCGCACCGCCTAATCTGTTACCGAAACAGAAATTACATAGGTTGCTCCGACATCCGCCGGGTTCGGTGCCAATGAAACATCTGAGATAACCGGTGCTTTTGTATCGAGGGTTACTGTTCTTGTGACGGTCGTGGTTCTTCCGGCTCCGTCCTTTGCTACAACGGTAATGGTGTTTGAGCCATCTTTCAGGGTTATATCCTTTGAGAAAGTACCATCGTCATATACAGTTACTGCACTGCCGTTGATTGTCAGTGTAACCGGACTTGATGTTGCATCGTTGGTAGTTCCGGCTACCGTTACTTTGGTTTTATTCGTGACAAGTTTGTTTACCGGACTTGTAACTGATAACTCAGGCGGTACAGTATCGATCTTGAATGAAACACTCTTTTGAGTAGCTGCATTGCCGTCATAGTCGGATGCTTTTACAACAACGGTGTGTGAACCGTCTGAAAGTGCTGTGGACGGTTTATAACTGCATGAATAACCGGACGTTGTCTTTGTCTTTGTGATTCCAGATATTTCAGAACCATCAATAAGCAGTTTGATTGTATCTGGATTGACACCAGAATCATCATCTGTGACTGTGAATGAAATTGTCGGCTGATTGCTCGTAAGTAACTGTGATGCTGTCGGAGAAGAGATTGTGATAACCGGTGCGGTTTTCTCTTTTACCGTAAGCCTCAGCTTACTTCCGAGTGTGGCATCCGACTGGTTTACGGTAGTCGTGTTGCCGGCCTCATCCTTGGCGATGATCTGTACTCCGTAATAATGTCCTGACTGATTGTATGAGGACTTTGCCGGAGCGGTAAGCGTAGCCTTGTAAGTCTTTGATGCGCTGTCGTATGTGAGTGTGGTAGTCACACCGTTTACGATAGCCTGTACGGATTTAATAGCCATTCATTTTCCTCTTCCTTTCTGTTCTTATTTTTCTGATACCCTACGGGCAATTACCTTTCCGGATAAACTCTGTGAGAAATTAACAATGTGGCGATAGATATTGACCTTTAATCCAGGGCGATATGCGTTCTCCTGATAAACAATGTCGTTCGCATCAATCTCTGGATTTCCACGGGTATTGTATTCGTACTCAATACCGGCGTTGTAATAATCCCCAAGCCAGTCTGCCAAGTGGTTTGCCGTTTCCATATCGCTTACCAGAGGATTTTTCCATGTTATGGTCTTTCCTCTGCTATTGAGCGTTTTTACGGCATACTGCTCAACAATGTTGTATCTGTGTCCTATAATTTCAAACTGGTACTTGCCAGTAATCAGAAACTTAACTGTCACATAATAATCTCCGTTTTCTATGATGCTAACGTTTGATGCCGAGGAATTGAACGTAGCTCTGCATCCATAAGTCGGATCTCCGAGATAATACGTCTGAATATCTCCCTTTACTGCCTCCGTCTCTTCACTAATAAGAGTTTCTTCCGCAGTTCCTTTCTGGTAGGAATAGCATGGCACTCTGACTGCCTTGACAAGCTCCTGTTTGATTGATTTTGGAGAAGAGGTCATATCCTGCCTTTCCATTGTAAAATCCGTTATATCGCCAAATGAGAAGTAATCAACGACTATGCGGTTGAATGGTTCTTTTGTCTTTGTAAACTCAATCTCCATCAAATCAAAATCATCAAAATCGTGCTGCACTATCAGCCTCTTTGTAATGTCCGAATTTACCTCATACTCATCCACCTTTTTGCCGTCATTGAAAGTCCTGAATATAATTCCGTCAGGCAGTGTAGAGCCAAACATTAACTGCAAACCATAGTACATACAGGCGGTTTCCTGAGTTATGTAGATAATCGGATTTTCTTCAAATAGGCAATCCTTATTGGACTGCTGTAATGAAATATATCCGGTATACTTATCTGCCTTACTCTGGTTCTCCGGGAGATAATACATTTCTGCATTTACAGTGGTGTAGTTGTGTGCAAATGAAGCGTACTCATGTTTTGCAGTCTCACTCTTTATATTCCGAACATGGGAATACTCTGTCTCTCCGTTGCACGTTATGTCGTACTCCGGTGCGAATGAGGATTTAATTTGTGGTCTGCCGTACCGGTTCTGTGAAAGAACACATCTGCAGGCATTAGCGATAATCTGCAAAGCCTCTTTGTGCTTAACCCTCGGTATGGGGTTTTTTGTGGTTGACTTTTTGAGGTACGGATCAATGTAGTATTCCTCAATTCCGGCATCCTGAAAGACCAATTCTGCTGCATGGTAATATGTGATTCCTGCCGGAGCATAGCGGCCTTTGTAATATTCCTCGTCCATGTTTCTGAAAAGATCCTGACACCTTATCGTTGCCGAGTAATCATCGCTTTCCCATGCACTACACTGTAACTTTGCCCCTCTTATCCATTCGATAGTGTCTGAGTTCGGCAACTGATAACCGTACCAGATATACATCTCCTGCCCTGTCTCCAAGAAGTTGATTGCTGAGTTTGGGTTGTCTACATTGAAATACTGATCGTAATTCTGTAACTTAACCATGAAATCTATCTGTGGAACATCCTCGCAAATTGGGGATATGTAGCTATCTAATTTAGAATCCATAATATCGTCATTGTAATAAACAAGACCGTAGCCTAACTGAATTGAATAAATCCTCAGTCTGGAATATGGATTTTTCATCTTGTAGAAGATGAATTTTATATATGTGGTATTCTCTAACACCTGTTCTGTACTGAACTCTGACTGATCGTTGTCAGCAATCTCTATTCTCTGTCCGCTACTCGTGAGTATGTCGAACCTGGTAGGATAAACCTCTCCAAAATTGATAGTCAGTCCTTTAATGTCTGTTGCTACAACATTCAGTTCGATAAGCAGCTCATATCCGCTTGATGGAATCAGAGGTTTACTTATCAAACCGGTGTCGTAGTAATTCCCGGAAGTATTCTCCCTTGGGAGAAAATACATAGAGCCGTCTACCTTTGTGAAGTCCTGCTCCAATGTGGCATATACGGTTGTCTCTTTTCGCTGACCGAACAACCCGGTCTGCTTTGAATAGTAGGCAAAGTTGTTACCTATGACGGTTGCATTGGCCTGTGCTTCCTGATTTACCAGACCGAATGAAATCATCATATATGACCGCTCTCTAAGAGAGCTTTTCATGCTTTCCTTGTATTCATTTGATACTTTCTGCATACAATCACTCTCCGCAATCAATAAGGTTTACTTTGCAACTCTGATAGGTAATTGGATTTCCGTCTGAATCTATCCAGTACGGTTCCGCCGTTCTATCTCCGGGGTACATCTTTATTGTTATTTTTTTCATAGTGACCGGATCTGGGAAAGTGACATATACGAAAAACGCACTCAGCACCGTAAGCATCCGGCTCCACTCTGCTGCCGTCAGCCACGGCCATTCCAGAGTGTCGAGTTTGTACTGATCTCGCCCAACTCTCTGCCCTACGACCGTGCCGTTGGCATTTCTTCCGGCATCCACCATTGTAGATACAGTTGGCTTTGCCCCACGTTTAGGAGGGGGAAAGTCATAACCATTTACTGATATATAAGCCATTCCATATCCCTCCTTTACGCTCCTTGGAAGCTGTAACCGTTGGCATTGCGCTGTGTGGTTACTGCATCCGTAACTGTCTTTCCACCGATTTCAACAATCGTCTGTTCTTTCTTATCAGCCTGTGTCTTGGTGTTCTTGGAAATCTCACTCACAGCGGTTGTTATTCCAAGATCGTCCAGAGCCTCTTTGATAGCTTCTTTCAGACCGCCGCCGGAATTAAGCGTTGCCTGCACGGTTCCGTTTGTAGATACCTCCCTTGTCACACGCTGCACGATTGCTTCATTCGTGAAATCACTTCCATAATTGTTGCTGTATTCTTTCAATGCACTGTCATTGATTTTCAGACGTGTTCCGAGGTTCACGTCCATATCAGCGAATGAATCTACCCAGGAAGTGACAATTCCTTTTGTTTTCTCTCCCTCTTTCTCTACGCCGATGTTATATCCCTCTACGGAATATGCACCTAATCGTTTGAATACTCTGGACGGAGAGTTAATATCCAGCTTGTCTTTGAACCATGAGATAATACTGCTGCCCCACGATTCAATGTTGTTTTTACAGGTGGAGTACAGATTTCCTATACCGTTCTTGAAACCATCTACCACGTTTTTTGCAATGTCATACCACTTGTCATAAGAACAGGTATTTGTGAACCACGTTTTTACATTAGAAGCCCATGTTGTAATGTTGCTCTTACAAGTCGTATAACTGTTTCCGATTTTCGTTTTGAAGCCGGAAATAATATTCTCTGCATAGGTACTCCACTTAGAACTATTGATGCCTCCAAAACCACTATCAGAGAACCACGTTTTGAGGTTTGAAGCCCATGTTGTGATATTGCTTTTCGTATCTGTGTACGACAGTCCTATTTTGTTCCTGAAACCAGTTATGATATTTCCTGCATAAGTGGTCCATGTGGCATTGTTGATATTTCCGAATGAAGATCCAGAAAACCAATCTTTCAGGCTACTCGCCCAAGTAGTAATGTTGTTCTTTGTGGTGGTATAGGTGTTTCCAACCTTTTCCCGGAAGCCGGAAATGATATTGTTTGCGTAGGTCTGCCAAGTATTGCTATTGATGTTTCCAAAGCCGCTGCTCGTATACCATTCCTTAACTTTGCTCGCCCAGGTTGTGATGTTATCTTTTGTAGTGGTGTATGCGTTACCCACCTTTGTTTTGAAACCAGTGATAATATCATTTGCGTAGGTGGTCCATGTACCGTTGTTCACTCCGCCGAATGAAGAACTATTAAACCACTCCTTTGCCTTTGAGGCCCATGTGGTAATATTGTCCTTGGTCTGTGTATAGGCATTTCCCACTTTCGTCTTGAAACCGGAGATAATGTCATTTGCATATCCGGTCCATGTTTCCATGTTGACCCCACCAAATGATGAATTGTTGAACCACTCTTTGGCCTTAGCAGCCCAAGTCGTGATGCTGTCTTTCGTGGTGGTATAAGCATTGCCTATCTTGTCCTTAAAGCCGGTTATGATGTTCTGACCGTGGTTTTCCCAAGTCTCTTTGCAAATCTTTCCAAAACTCGTACCCGAGAACCAGTCATTGACCTTTCCGGCCCACTCCGTAACTTTTGCTTGGCAGTCTGAGAATTTCTTTCCGATGCCTCCATTGAAAGCAGTGACAAGATTGCTTCCAAGTGTGCTGAATACGGTTGAATCGGATGAACCACCTATGCCAAATATTCCTTTGACAACATCTGTCACATTTCCGAAACAACTCAACGCTGTCTGCAATGGTGCCGGCAAAAGGGATTTAGATATTCCACCAAGCAAGCCACTGACTATTTTCTCTCCGACAGTATTTATTTCTCCATCATCAGATCCAATTCCAAACTTCTTAGATATTCCCTCTACAATGCTTGTTTTCAACTGGTTCCAAATGGCGGTCCATGATACCCATTTGAACAAATTCTTGAACGTCCACTTGGCTGCAAATACCTTAAAGACTGTTTTGAGGATTGTGTCCCAGTCAATCTCGGACATTGCCGTTCCTACGCCCTTTAGAAGTTCGTACCAATCTACCTCGTCTATCAAAGTGTTAATCAGTGTGCATACACCAGATATAAGGGAATTGATTGTGCCTCCGGCCTCTTTCCAGTCAATAGTCTTAACTGCCTTGTTTATTGCACTTGCAAAGTCGCTACCGATTTTCTTGAAATCTATCTTTGCAAGGAATTTTCCAAGACCACTGAAAAGTGTCTTGATGCTGTTTCCGAGTGTCGTTCCGACAAGCTCCCAGTCAATGTTTGTGATTGCCGTATTGAGGTTTGAACCAAGTCCAGAACAGAAACTGTCGAAGCCGTCCTTAACTGTTTTCCAGTCGATGTTTTTCAGTGCCGTATTGACACCGCTTGCAAAGTTCTTTGCGATGTCCGTCCACGGAAATGTCTTTGAGAAATTCAGTACGGCGGTAAATACCCCGTTTACGAATCCGGCAAATGTTTCTCCAATGCCAACATAATCAATTCCGGCTATTGCATTGCCAAGCAAATTGCCGATTGCGGTTCCGAGTGAAGCCCAATCCAATCCGGTAACGAATGTCTTTGCAAATAGAATCGCTGAGTTTATTGCATTGGAAATTGCTGTTCCAATTTTCTTCCAGAGATCTTCTGTCTGCAGGGCAGCGTTGATTGCATCTACGATACCCTGCGCAAGTCCCTTTGCGGTTTTATTTATCAGAGTCCAGTCAAGAGTATCTAATGCACCAATGATAAGATCTGCTATTGCCGTTCCGAGACTGCTCCAATGGAAGTTTTCTACAAATGAATCAACGAACTCAAATGCAGAGTTAATAGCTTGCGCTATTGTCACACCTATTGATGTGAACAATCCAGGAGTTTCAAGGAAACCATTCAGGAATGTCGCAATGCACTTCGCAATCTTTCTCAGAGATGCTTTGATGCCGTCCCACTGAATGTTATCGAGGGCTTCTTTCAGTTTCTCCCCGAACATTCTTCCTACATCGTAGAAATCAGCTTCATCCCAAGCATCCTTAATCATCTGTGCAAGATTTTTGTACTTATCCGCAATCTCGTCTGTTTCATAACCGCTTCCATCGGCTCCGCTGTTGCTTCCACTGCCGCTTTTATCATCACTTAGGATGTTAAGCTCATCTATGCCGGTGGTAAGGTTCTTTGCCGCCTTTGCAGCACCATTTAAGGAATCTGTATAATCTTTATTCTGTTTTATTGCCTTGGTATAGAACTTCTTACCGGTGAGTGCTGAGAAGAACTGTGCCAATGCGTTTGTTGCTGCAACGAGCTTCTGAATCAGATAATCCAGAATCGGAGTAACTACATTCAGTATTGGCTCAAATGCAGTTGTCAGTGATGCTCCAAGCTGTCGCAAATCGTTGTAGAGCAGATTTACGTTTTTGTGAAACTCTGTTCCGGCTCTTTTTGAATAAATAACAAGGTTATCGAATCCTGTTTTTACGAGTTCAAATAGGTGTGTAAACATTGAACGTAATAACATGAACGTTCCAAGTCGGATGATTGAGCCGAGTTTCTTTGCAAATGCACCAGATTGTTTTTCTGAAAATCCAAGGCTTTCTCTCACTCTCTTTTTGAGTTCCTTGAATTTGTTTATAATTGCAGCAATCCCAGAACGGATTTTGTTCACTACCGTTTTCACGGCGGAAATGATTTTTTGTGTCTCGTTCTTTACAGCATTTGCCACTTGCCTTACCGCATTGATGATTGCAGTAAGGATTGTCAGGATAATACCAATAATCGGTATCGCCGCCTGAACGGCTTCAAGACCTACCGCCATAGACTGGAATCCGGCATTTGCCGCCATGCCCCCGGTTTCAATGGCCGGAAGAATTGATGCAATTCCACTTAATATAGAAGAAAAGGTTCCAAGTCCACATTTCTGTGCTGCATCCCCTATGGACTTAATGGACTTTGCCACATCCTCCATATTCTTAGGAGACTGTGAAACCGTTTCCTTGAACTGCTTAAACTGTTCCTGTGCCTGTCTGAGACCATTCACAGCTTCCTCATACTGACCGGTATCAAACCGTATCTTTCCACTCTCCATACCGCTGACAGTGGCTTTGTACTTATTGATCTGGTCTATGAGTTCCTGAATACGTCTATTAGCCGGATTTGTGTTTGCCTGATTGAGACTTTCGTTTAAGTTTGTCTGTCCGGCTGCTGCACTTTGTCCGGCAGTTCCGAGGTTGCTTTCCTCTTGTGCCAACTGACTTGCCGCTGATGCGGCACCGTTCATTGCTGCCTGTGCCTCTTCTGATGCAGTCGCAACGCTTTCTGTGGCTGCCGTTGCTTGCTGACCGTTCTCCAAAGGCTGTACACGTCTCTGTGCCCCCTCAGAATCAATTCTGATGCTGACGCGATTATTCGATCCGAGGTTTCCAAGTGCTGTGCTGACTTCCTTTACAGTAGCCGCAACCTCTTTTAATTTCGCCGTATCAACTCCTGACAGAGACTTAATGGATGATGCAATGCTTCTCATACCACTTCCGGCATTTTTAAGATCATCTCCAACGCCGGAGAAACCACGCATTACATCAAGAATCTGTTTTAACTTTTCTGTATCTAATCCCTCAGTGATTTTCTTCATTGAGGCAAGAGCTTTTGTTACTTTATCAATACCACCGTCTGCCTTATCAGTGGTGGCTTCTATTTCCAATAAAATGCTATCTACTCTGTTATCAGGCATTTTGCCACCTCACTTCGTAAAACCCTGTCCGTGGGTGGTATTGTTTGTCCGTAAAATAAGAAAACATGGGGAACTGCGCCGGACTTGCGCTGTTTCGGTTCGTCAACCTATCCCCATGTAATCAGCTACTTTTCTCTTCGCTGTCTCAATCGCTTATTATGTTCTGCGGCAAAGGCAGCGAATCTGTCGGCATCCGTCATTTTTGCTCCTGGCGGTGCGTCCTCTGTGCTGTTCATGCTTCTTGGTTGGCTTGGGTATGCCGGAGCATTTTTGCCAAGGAAGATTGCCATGGCATCTACGACATACGAACCAACGGCCCACGCCAATGTATCTATTGCCGTAGCCTGCTCTTTTGCCTCCATCTCTCTCTTCTTTTGGAATGGTTCTAATTTCTTAGGGTTCAGTTTCCAGAAAGTATCGTAGGAAACACCATAAAGGAGAGCGTTTGGAAGCCAAACTTTATTGATAATCTCAGTAAACGATTTGTATTTGCTAAGATCTATTTCCTCTACTCTGTTGCTGCCTTGGTTTTCTTTCCGCTGTTCTTCGGAGTTTCCTCGGCTCCCCCTCCAAAACCCGCGGTTTCCATTGCCTCCGTAAACGCATCAATAATTTCATCCATTGCCCCTCCGTACTTTAAATGTTCGGTTAGGGCTTTCCCGGCTTCTGTCAAATCTTTTGTTCCGATAAGTACCGCCAAAATTGCTCTGATTGTTTTTATTATTTTCATACTCGATCTAGTTTCACTGTCTAAAAGTCCCATGACATCTACATCGTAATCTTCCAGATCGCACATCATATTAGTAAAATCGAGTTCTTTCGTTTTAATTTCCTTGGGACCATTCGCTGTCTGTAAAATCATATTATTAACCGTCCTTTCGTTAATCTGTCCTATTTATGTGGCAGAGGAATAATCCCCTGCCACTAAGTTGCTTTAATTACTCAGTTACAAAATGAAGTGCCTCTTCGCCCTCATCAGTGATAGAGAACGACATCTCTCTTGCGTTGTTTGAAGCACCGCTGTTCGGATATACCGCCATAACACCGGACCACTCCCACTTACCGTCAATGCCCTCTTCTCCAAACCAGATCTGGTAGGTTTCAACCTTGCCGGATTCCTGAATGGCAAGTAACTTCTGGTAATCTGCTTTCTCGTACCATGCCTTGAAAGTAAGATCTCCGGTATCTTCAATACCGTTGATGGTTCTCTTCTTTTTATCAGAAAGAGTGGTTACATCGAGTTTTTCCTTTTCTCCGCCGAGATCCGGGTACTCTGTAATGTCGAGCAGTTTTTCAAATGTGGTATCGCCATCCTTTTTCTTCATCAGATAAGTGACGTTCGTACATTTTGCCATCTTCGTTCTACCTCCTTGTGTTTTCCTTTGCCTAAGAGGTAAAGCCTTGAATTTATTAAAACCACCGGCAGGCACCAGGCGAGTGCTTTTCGGGAGCGACCCTAGCCGATGGAGTTAATCATGTTTCCAGTTTTGAGAACCGGGTAAGGAATTGTGAAATGGAAGTATCGCTTACATTCTCCACAGGGGAGAAGTAGTCGCAATGAAATCCAATCCCTACCATGTATTCCCTTGCGGAATTTGCTAACTTCCGCACTTCTGAGGCGGATTTGTTTGAATAGAATTTGACTTCCAATCCAAGATTGATACCGTCCTCTGTATTTGAAAGTGTGGATAACGCTCCGTCTCCGCCTATCTGTTTGAAATACATATAGGGGAATGACGGTGGTGTAGCTTTATACACCTGTCCTCCTTTCAAACTGCTGTATTGTTTCTGCAAGTCTTTCAGGAGGTTCGTAAAATACAAATTCACATTGTCTTTAACCATCCTTGAATACCTCGCTTGCTATTTTTTGTGCTTCTTTCCTCAGATATTGTGCTGTCTCATACATGAATGGTCTTGACGGCATACCCTCTGTAAATCGCCATGTGCCATCATCAGCCGGATAATACCAACCCTCTCTGCCGTCTTTCGTGGTAAAGATTGTTGCCCCGGAATTGTACGCCCAGTTCATTATTGCCTTGTACTCTTCGCTTGGGTGGGAACTGTCCCTACCCTTTACACCAGTACCAAACTCAATGTACTTGCAGTACCCTCCAGCACTTATGATTCCAACTCCCTCTGCCTCATCCAGATAACCGATAATGGAAGATCTTGCCGTACCGGTATCAACCGGAACTAACTCCTGTGCCTTTTCAACTCCGAGGTCTGTAAGTCTCTGTATAAGTTTCTCTGCGCATTTGTGTATACGCTCTTTCCGCTTTTCCAGTTTCTTAATAGCCTCATCTATGCTGTCCGGGTCAAAGGGATTGATCGTTATTTTGTCCTGCATGGATATTCCCCTTAATCTTCCGTATCGCCCATAGATTCTGTTGCAAATCATGTTTCGGGCAGACACATATATAATCCGGTTCTGTATCTGTGGAACCGTCCTCGTTGAGAATAGGAACCACATCTATGAAGAGTTTTGAGTATTCATCAATCGGCAATTTCTGTACGGTTGATATGGTCTTGTCGTAGACAATATCTTTACCAAATGGGGAGTCCTCGGCATTTCCTGAGTTCGGACTTACTCTCGCAAGCACACGAACCGGATTTGAATACTTCGGTATGCTCTCCCCGGTAAGGTTGCCATCCTCGTCCACTTCATCCACCGTTCCGTCATAGGTCTGGTAATAAAAAGGGACTTGGTTCAATCTGAGGTCTTTAAGTCTCAGCTTCGGCATTGCCATCCCTCCTTAACAGACCGACATAGGTTTTTGGTGGGATCTTCGCCAAGGCCAACTCAATATCTTTCTTACCTGTCTGTCCCCAGTTCCGGGTAACTCCAAGTTCTGTGTGAGATACAAGTCCGCCCCTCGCATCGTCAGAGTTTATGGCTTTCGCCAAATCATAGATTTCAAACTCATACCGGTTATAAAATCTCTCCAACTCTGCCTCTGTCGGAATATCATCATCCGCCCAAAAGTGTTGATTTGCAGCCTGTTTCTGAGCTTTCACAAGGAGGACGGCAATCTGTTCGTCAGTGAGAGTTTCATCATCTAAAATGACTTTCAACAATTTAGCGTCCATAATCCGTCCTCACTTTCTTACCCTTGCTGAGTTAAAAACTCTGCGATCAGCTTTGCTTTTACGGTTTCTTTCATGTCATACCCACGTTCCGCTGCGATAGCCTTAATCTGTGCCACTGTCAGAGCATTAAGTTCTTCCTCTGTATACTTCTTTGTGACATCAGTAACCGTCTCTTCTGTGCTCGCATCTGATGATGTGGAAACAGAAGAATCGGCTACGACACGGGAACCACCGTCAAGGGTATGACCTGTTATTCCCCCGGTTTTGTGGTTGCTGTCAGTTTGCTCGGAAGATCCGTGGAAATATTTGTGAACTTAGCACTCATCCACTCAGGACCGTGATCCAAACCAATCTGTCCGAAGATCTGATATGTTTCTCCTGCACCAGTCTTTGCGAGCTGCTCCAGGAAGAAATTGCCCTTACCAGGAACCATCTGATGAACCGGAGCCATGATGGACGGATCGAACAGAACAGCGGTGCCGGTAGGCATAGTATCAAACAGAGCAACTGCCACTTCTCCGAGAGGGGTAACTACCGTCTGTAATTTGATACCGTTCACTTCTCTTCCGAGGGGAACGATTGTAAGGTTGTTCTGCTGTGCATCAAGGTTGAGCTGCAACATTGTAGTTGCATCAACTCCGAGGACGATGTTATCTGTCTTTGCTCCCTGATCGTGGATAGACTTTAATCCCTCTGCTACAAGCCAGTATGTGAGAGGCTTTTTAGCAAGATCAAGTACGTTGGTTGTGATAGCTGTCAGAAGTCCTCTTGTTTTATTGGCTTCTGCATCGGTAGTTGCCTTTGCGTACTTTCCGTTGATGAATGTGTACTCAATATCCTGTGCGATCTTTGCCATTCTACGAGAAACCTGAAATGCAAGCTCGTCCATAGGATTTGCCTGCTGACCGGCTACATTGATACCCTGCAGTGTACCCATGTTACTCTGCTTTCCGTAAGAAATCGCCACGGATTTCTGGAAGATCTGAGTTACATTGGTAAGCTGGCTTCTAGTTACCATTTCCGGCTGTGGTGCAGTAAGGGATGCTGTTTCAGAAATCTCCGGCTGTTCGCCTGTTTCTGTGTTGTACTCCTGACCGCAAGTAAACTCTACATGATTGGTTACAAGAGGTCTTGCGCCAATCATCGTAGAGAACGGTGTTGCTGTCTGCCCTTTAGCGAATAACATTCCGCTAAAATTAGGAACAGCGAATGATGTTGCTGTGCCCTGTGCCATAATTCATTACCTCCTTTAGATTTATGCCTGCTGATTGTTAGCGGCACTTTGATTTAATATTGCAAGAATCGCAGCCTGTGAATCGCCTGCGTCCATTGCCTGTTTAATCTGTGCTGAATAGTCAACCTGACCTACGTTTCCAGACTGCGGTGTAGGCATCTGAGCCAAATACTGAGCGCGGATTTCCGACTCTTTCTGTTTGTCTCTTTCCGCCATAAACTTAGTGATGTTTCCGGTAACAACATCCATGCTTCCCTCATACTCTGCTGTTGCTGTTGCCTTTGCCATTTCGGCCGGCATACCCATTCCTAAGTAACGCTCCGATGATTCCGCTACCGCTTTGAATTTTTCCAGTTCCTTGACATAAGCATCTCTCTGAGCCTGCTGTTCCGCTTTTGCCTCTGCCTCCTGCTCCTCGGCTGTCTGCTTAGCTCTAAGCTGTTTGCGAAGATTTCCCTCGGATGTACAAAGTTTGTCGTTATCGGATTTCAGTTTCGCATTTGCCGCTTTCTCCTGTGCAAGCTGCGCCATAAGGCTCTCAACGGTTACTTCTCCGCCGGAGTTGTTTTCCTCATGCTTATCTGTCTGAGGCTGCTGCTGTGTACCGGATGCCTGAGTGGGCTGATTCTGCGGTGCTGTCTGAGACTGCTGCTGTGTCTGGTTCTGAGTTGTTGTGCTGTTTACATCTGCCATAATTGACCTCCTGCGTTTGAACGGTTCTCTCCGTGTGAATTTCTGCGTTTTTTTACTTGCGTCTCTGCAAGACAATAGTTGTATGCGTTTGATGAGGGTTTTCTCTAACCCGTTATCTGAAAGGAATTACTCCCTCTGTAACCGAAAAAATGAGCCGGACACGATTCATCATCACATCCGGCTCATAGGCTCTAACTGTATTCAGTTAGTTTTTCTTTGCTGCCTTTTTGGCAGTTGTTTTCTTGGTAGCAGTTTTCTTTGCTGTGGACTTCTTTGCTGCCGCTTTCTTATTGGCAGTTTTCTTGGCAGTATCTTTCTTTGAAACGGATTTCTTTGAAGCTGCTTTCTTCTTATCGTCCATCTTTTTCTTGTCTGCTGCTGTCTGTTTTGCAGTTGCCATTGGTTTTCTACCTCCTGATTTATAATTCCACGCACCGACAGTTGATAATTTCATCTATCGGTGCGCCCATACTATCATCGAGGGGGAACATCATTTTGTACCCGTTGATGATAAAAGGCTCGTTAATAGGAACTGTTTGGCTGTCCGCCTCCCAGTGGCTAACCCGGACACGTTCATCCCTCATGCTTACCCATGTATGGGTGGTCTGTTTCTTATCCACGAGGTTCTGATGATTTATCCAGTTATATATCCAGTTTGTCTCATTCAAGGCGATTTCCGTGGCTCTAACCTCCGAGAACATCCTTTTTACACTTTTTGGAACATCCTCTTCTTTCATCATGCCGCCGGTCATGCGAGACATTTTATAATCATCGTTGCCGTTGGCATTTGCCACTGCCCTCTCTGTGGCTTCCTGAATATACTTTGAAAATCTGTATGCCTTTTCCCTTACTTCTGTTTCGTACTGATATTCCGGCATCATGGCAAAATAAAGATCCATGAGTTCATTTTCATAATCAGCACTCGTCTTTTCGTAAAGGAAAATGCCGGAAATAAGATTGAGGAACTGCGCTTCAAAGAAGTCTACAAGTGCATTTATAAACTCCTTGGCGGTTTTCTTCCGGCGGAGCTTATCGTCTTTGAGAATGTTCATTTCGTCAAAGTATTCAACCGGATTATACATAGTTCACACCGCCTATTCTTCTACCATTGCAGTCTTACTTGGCTGCTTAGATTCCTCTGTCTTATCTTTTTCCGTGTTGTTCTCCCCACCGTTCCCCTCTTCATCCTTGTATGCGTTAGGGTTCGGTTGCTGTGTCTTTTCCTCCTTGGAGGCAAGTTTTTTCTGTATGCCATCAATAATAGGCTTACTGTCAACCCATGCCTGTTGTGGATCTGTGAACAATCCAACAGTGTTGAATGATGTAAGACCGTCTACTCCGGCATTAAGCAATGCCACGAGTGAATTGGTCTTAGACACCAAATCATAGGTTTTTGTACGGCAGAAACGGATTTCAACATCTGCTGTCTCTATATCTTTCAGGCCGTCATACGGTCTCTGATCTGTCTTAATGATTTCGATTGCCAAATCAATGAGCTGCATTTCCGGCTCAGTGAATAACTGCTCAACCGTCTTAGCGGAAATCTCCAAACACTGCCATCCATTGGATAACTGCATTGCACCGGTGGTTGAACCGCCACTTGCCTCCTGCCATGACGGTGTAGAGGTAATCTGCTCCAACTGAGAATTGAGATGATCCACAAGTTTCTGAACCTCACTCTCATTCAATGTCTGATTGAGGTAAGTGATCTTTGCTTCCTTGCCGTCCCCGGTACTCTTTGTCATAATGACTCCATCGCCGTCTACGAGGTTTTTCTTGCCCTCTTCGTTTACCTGGCAGTTGTGCATCCAGAGTAAACTCTGAACGTGTTGCAGAATATCATTGATACGGTCAGAATCCACAAGATTCATTGCATCCATCAGTGGGATAACCTTTTCAAAAATACCCATGCGGTCATTCAGATAAAATTCAACGACCGGTATTCTTCGGAGTGGGTTTGGTGCGATATTCTCTTTCAGATGATAGTCTGTCGTGTTCAACTCATGCTCAATGGTATAGCAGAAATTCTTTGAGTATGCCGTAAGAGTAATTGTTCCATCATCATGTACGGAATAGGTGCATCCTAGCACCGGTTCTCTATATGCGTCATTTGAGTACACCACAAAGGTTGTAAGTGGACTTGGAACCAATAGTTCAAATGGAGAATATCTGCTCTTATTTCTGTTCGGCAGCATCATCTGGTAGCCGACACCACAGATAAATAGGTTTCTTCCAAGGGCAATGTCTTTTGCCGCTTTGCTCTGCTCCTGCATCATTTTATTGAGCATTGCGATCTTCAAATCGTCAATATTCTCTCCATCGTCCTCATCCTTTTTTCTCAAAAATCCGAATAAGGCTTTCTTCTGTTTCTTTGTCGGTTCTATCTTTGCTCTCTGTACGAAAGTGATCGGGTTGGAAAAACAATATCCCAGATGCACGTCCACAATCTTTGAAGCATTGTTTTCTACGACTGTGGCATTGAGATCCGGTCTGATTTTCTTTTCACGGTTAAGAATTGGCTGATTGCCTTTCTCGTACTCAAAAAGAAAAACTTCCTGTGCCACATTCTCCTGGTGTTCCATAAACGCCTTAGATACAACCGATATGATATTGTCTTTCGTAATTCCCCTCTCATCAGTCATTAACATTCGTCTACCGAGAGTTGGACGGTTGCTTGCGTACATGAAGTTTCCCCTTTCCGAATAAAACAAAAGAACCGATCAAGTCTACTTATGACTTAACCGGCTCAAAGGCTCTTTGCTTAATTCTATTTTTATTACTTCCTTACATCCACGGCAGTTTATAAAAATCGTGCCGGATGCTCCGGGTGCTTTCTTGAAAAGAAGTTTTTCACGGTTTGCCCGCGCCTTACATACAGGGCAGTATACGTTTTCCGTTTCCAATATAGCTGCTCCTTTCTGTATGTGGATAGTTGCGTGGATGGGATTTGAACCCACGACCGTCTGATTAAAAGTCAGATGCGCTACCGAACTGCGCCACCACACATTACTGGGCGGCTCGCCACCGCCCTATCCTACAATAATGGAGGAACCCATGGCCTCTCGAAAGAGGCAAGAGCCGAGAGTGGGAATCGAACCCACAACCTTTTGATTACAAATCAAATGCTCTGCCAGTTGAGCTATCCGGGCTTACCAATATGGAGTAGCGTTCACTACTCCATATCAAGAAAGGGATAATCCACCAACGTCTATACCAAGACACCATCATTTTAACAAAAAAGGAACAACCACGCATTAGAATATCGGTGAAACCGATATTCTAATGCAGTCATTCCTTGTTAAATGATAAAATTAAAGTTTTATGATGTAATTGAGTTCGTTATTATATGTCTTTCGGTTCGTAGTCAATGCAGTAATCATCCCAGGATGTGACCGCTCCATAGCAATCACTTTCCTCATTGGCGCATATCCAATCCGTTGTCCCATTAAAATTATCATGCCAAGCACATGATCCACAATTTCCGTTACATTCCATTCTGCATCTCCATCAATCTCTGTGCCTCTTCCGGGCTACATACCGTCACTCCGGTTTCTTCCTCACACTTCTTTACCATACCGGTTCCGTCCCCGGCATAGTTTTCCCAAATGTGCTGTGATTCTACGAACACATCATTGATACGCTTATATCCGAATCCATAGGTTCTGTGAAGTGCTATGGCAATCGCAGCATATATCTGTGGAACCATCTGGTCTGCCGCAGTAGCAACGTTCTGTGAGCGGTTTCTTCTGGCGATTTCATTCAGGGAATTTATCAGTTTGTTATTCTTCGCCATATCTTTCCTCCAGTGCATCCTCAATAATAGAGTCAGTGTAAAGAAATTCTTTCATATCTGCTCCGTAGCAAGACGGCTCGATAGGTTCTCCACCATAACAAGCCATTCCGTGAGGACATTCAGCGTTTTCAGGACAATATTTGCAATAATCCTCTCCGTCATGTGTTTTCAGCCATTCATCAAGGATTTGTTCGTCTCGATGCTTTTCAAATACCACTATTGCATCTGCCAGAAAGTCGGTCTGGGCAAACCATTTCAGATCGTCAATCACTTTCCACGGGTTATCGCCAGATACATTCATACAAACTTCATGTAACCTTTCCATTTGATCGCAGTCTTTATATTTTTCCTCTATTTCTGCGATAGGAGATTTTAATGCGTGATAATTGCGAATGTGAACATAATTGAAGTATGCCGAGGAATATTCCCCTACTTCATATTCTCCGGGTTCAAATGTGTGGTTTTGCATCACGATCTGCAAAGCAACTGGAAGCTCGATAATGAGCATTTCGGCTTTTTCAATATCCTCAGCAGCGTATTCTCCACTTTCTTCATCGCAGTGCCATCCCATGATTTCACACACATTCGTTGTGGGGCCGCTGTTCCCGAATGGTCTTTTAACATCTATTGCCGGTCTATACCTATCCTTAGAATCTATTAAAATGGAGATTCTAAAATTAAGGTCTGTCATAATCTTTATGTGCTCCGGTTTTAATTTAAAACTTGGCATATCAACCTACCTCCGTTTCATTCCTCTGACTGTATGTTTCCTTTTGTTTCCCATAAATCTGCCACTTCCCTTTGAACCGCCAAATATGAAAGCGGACATATTTCCGCCGGACGGTTTCTGTGTAGGTGGTGTTTCTGGCGGTGCCGATTTATACTTGGGTCTCCATACCATGACAATTTTATTGTCTTTGGGATCCACAAATCCAATACCATTTTCAAAGATAGTAAGATTAAGTCCATGCCGGATGCAGGCCTCTTCGATTTCTTTCTGTACCTCAACTGCTTTTTTCTGCGCTTCTGTCATACCATTTTCTCCTTTCATCGTACAGTTCTCACAAGTCTATAAATATTTTCATCATTGACGATTGTAAATGCTGTGGAATCTTTGATTAAACAGCTATCCGGCGATACGGCTTCGCACTCAAAATCTTTAAATGCCTGTTTCTGGTACGAATATATTCTGATATTTCCATCAATCGGTATTGAGATATTGGAGTTATAAAAACATACATTGCCAAGCCCGCATTGATATTTAATGCGATCCTCGTTATACACTACTCCATGTTCATTGCACACAAAGGTAAAGAACTGTCCGGCTCCGTTTTCCAACACGATAAGCCATCCTCCGGTTATTTTATCTCTGTGTATTCCATAATTATTCACGGTATCAGTATATGGTATCTCAATGTTTTTTCCATCCAGATTCACAATGAGGTTTTCTGCAAATCTACTCACAACGCACGAATGTCCCTCAGATACCGCAAAGTAACTCTCATATCCACATTTTGTAATCGTCCGTATTCCGTTGCCTGATTTTGTGATCTGGATAGAGGTTAATGTATTGGCAGGACTTATGAAATATACTGAATCTCCTGCCGCATAAATCGGACTCTTGTGTTTCTTCTCAAACACATATTCTCTATCCGTGGCAAACCAGAACGCTCTATCATCCGCTTTTATTACAATATTCTCTGCTCCAACCTCTGCGAAATGGTATTTAATTCCGCTTTCGTATGTGAATTTATTCCCATTCTTAACTTCCACTACTTCTCCGGCATTATTGATATAGCACTGCTCATTTAGAACAATTTTTACATCGTTTCCTTTGAGCATCGTGATAAGTGTAAGCCCTCCTGTTACCCCTTGTGATACCGGCTTAGTAAGAACATTTGCATTATTATCACATAGCGGACAACGAGCATATTTGCCATAATAAAACTCCTGGTGTACATCGCAGAATTTAAGGTGTTTTGCCATGTGCTTTAATTCATCCCCCATAGATCGGCTCTTATTCTCAAAAATCTTTTTCAGAGAATCAACCAGATAAGGAGATAAGTTTTTCCACGGTTTAATCGTTCTTGGTATTTTTACTTTTGGATTGTCTATTACGCATATTCCTCGTTTCATACGTTCTACAATATCCATATCTGGTGTCACAGTCCCACCATGCGGATGAATCCTTGTAAGGGTTTTCCAAATCAAAATTGCCTCTGCGTATGTGTCTGTTTCCTCTGAAAAATCATTTCCTTTCATCAATGGATCTTTGAATAAGTCCATGCAAACTTCGCATTTTTCATCTTCCACGCTCCAACTATCGCAATCTATAAAGTACACATTTCCAGTTTTGTCAAAGAGGATGTTCTGATCGTTCAGATCCCCAATACACACTCCGGCGGAATGTATATCTCTCACGGTGTCCTGTATCTTTACGAGTATTTCCAAAATATCTTTCGTGGTTATCCCATTCGCTTTCAGATATTTTTTACTTGTGAGAACTCTTACTTCCTCTCCTACTGCTTTTGGCATAATGTAACCAATAAACTTATTGTTATTGTCATACACTGCCGTAATCGGTTTAATAGCCTCCTTTGGCAGCGGTTTGTCAATGAGCATGGCAACTTTCTTTTCCTTGGCTGCAATATCAACACAGGGTTTGTAAATTTTCAGAATATCGTTGCCAAACTCATAGATATATCCCTCGCCTCCCTCCGTTATGGGGGTGAGCTGTCTTATCTTTTCTTTTCCTATCCTCGTTAGTGCCATTTTCATAATGCCCTCCTACAATACGATTGTTGTATCATCCTGGAATACTCTCTGATGTTTGTTTATAAACCTCTTTACCCTTACTTCCTTACCGCTCTGCAGGGCTTCCGTAAATTCTTTCTTAAATTGTGCATCTTTCATGGCGAATCGTATTCCGTCAGACGCTACACCAATATTCCTGTATTCGTCTTTTGGAAAAGCCTTTGTGGAAAAAACGACACCATCTTTGTACTGTTTGAGCATATCCTTATCCACATAATTATAGGCAAAGTATTTCGGGTATTCTCCGTCAGATAGTTCTTCAAACTCAATCGTTCCGTCCAGACGTTCTTTCACGATAAAACCATCTCCGCAGTAATCTACCATGAAATGTGTCTCATTTTCAGTAACCATAAGGATCGTAAAACAAAGGAAATCTCTGATTGAGCCGGAAGTCTGCCCGAATAAACCAAGTATCTCTCCAAAAGCGGCTGCGGCAGTATACACACTACATTCATGTATAATTCTGCTGTCATTTTTTAAAAGATGGCAAAACGCTTTTGCCCCAACTTCTGAGTGTTTTCCCTCCGAACAGCCATCACAAACAACTTTCATCCCATCAAATTCAATTCCGTAGTCCTGGCAATTCGTACCGTAGTCGATATGTTGCTGACCGATTTTATTTATAACCATTGTATTTCCTCCCACAAAAAAGAACGGCAACCCCTTTTAGGATCGCCGTTCTACTCTCATTTTTTATACGTCAAAAAAATCATCCTGTTTCGATACGGCACTCTTGGAGTTTTCAATCACTGATTTTGATAAGCAGTTGAAAGCTCTTCTGAGTTCTGATGCAGAACTGCTTACATCGAGGATATTCTTGAATCCAAGGTCTTTCGCCTCCTGTGTTGCCTGTCCTCCGAAACTGATAAACGCAGTAACGATTTCTTCCACGTTCAGATACTCTACCGCTTTCTTTGCCTTTGCAAACCCTCCCGGCTGAGAAGAGTTATCCATCCCATCTCCGAAAATTGCAAACACGGCCTTTACTCTCATTCCCTCATTTTTGAGGAAGTCTCTGTATTCTTTCAACTTCTCAGTTCCATCAATGATCGTATCGTACATAGCTGTGCATCCATCGGTGCTATACGAAGTGTCAAACTCTGTAATGCGCTTATAGCCCCCTACGGTTGCACTGTCGGAGAAGTCTGCTCTTGCAACCAGAATCTCATCACATTCCTTGGAATTGATAAGTGCATCTTTGAAATCCGAAAGAGCTTTTACCATATCTCTTTCATACATTCCCATAGAACCAGACTTGTCGATTCCGACAAAAATTAAATTGATGTTCTCACTGTCGATTTCATCAATGGAGGTATTTGCGATCTCAACCTCATCTAATCCGTCAATTACCTGTTCTGTTTCATTCATACCGGCTACCTCCTACAAAATATCATCTGTGCTTTTCACGATGTTTACATGGTACGTTTTCTTAAAATCATCAAAGGTCTGCTCAGTAACATCCTCAAACCCAGGAATGGAGGACATACAATCTTCCAGAATATAGATTTTCTGAGTGATCTCTGGGCGATTAGCGTAATGTTCGAGAATCTGTTTAATGCTTTCCAATACGCAATGGCTCTTTGCCTCTCCTGCAATAATGATCTTGTCGTAATTTTCCAGTTTGTTCAGGAAGTCGATATTGATGTAGTTCTTTGTATCATACTCAGGTTTGATAATTCCGTACATTTCGCTGAGTGGGTCCTGTCCTTTTACAAGACGCTGCGTAACGGCTTTCTTTGCAACAGAGTGAAAATAAATCATGTTGGCAAACTGATTTTCAAATGCCGCACCAGATGTACCCTGTAAACAGTGGTAAGACCATACGCATAAGGTTTTCTTTCCGTCTTTTTCCAGATGTTCTACATAGTCACGGCTCTGGCGAGGATATATAACAGCTCTGTACTTTCCAGAATCAAGATCTGCAAGTGTGATTGGCGTGTAAGGAGCCGGATTATTGCCATCTTCATCAATCCACCAGCACGGATGAAAAATCTGATGTGGTGTGTGAGTATCAATAGATACTGCGATGTTCGTAATTTTATCCATGTTGTTATAGATAAACTGTGTCATTCTCTCAACATCGCCGTGCGCTCCGGGAACTCCGAGTGCTCCATTATCCATGAAGTCCTGCTGCACATCAATTCCGAGAAACAATACTCTCTCTTTGTTCTGTGCTGCCGGTGTAAGCTGCTCATCGTTTGCCTTTCTCAAAATCTCATTTAGAGAAATCGGATTTGTCTGTGAACCAATACTTGCGATGTTCACAATTTCATTGTAGGGTGTTTTCATTGGTGGTTATCTCCTTTTATATTTTATTTGACCGGAGCTATTTGCCCCGGTCAGTATTTACTCTATTCGACTGTGATGCAATCATATCTCTCAGAATTGATTGTATTCTCCATAGCCTCAACCGGATTATAGCCAAGGTTCTGCAGGATCTGTTTGAATACCGTCACGGACTGTCCGCTTGCAAGCTGCACTCCCTTACGGTTGTGATCTGCATGGAATACATCGTGTCGGCTGTTCACATTCCAGAAGATGATGTTCGGAATCACATAACCAGCCTTGCGGAACTTATTTGCCATCTTGTCATAGAAAGACCACTCACGGTTTCCGCAATAGTCAATTTCCATATCAGAGATAACAACGATTGCTTTCGGCATTTCTTCCTGTGGAGTATTGTGTTTTTCCGCAATTTCAAGGACTCTCTCAAAAGCAGCTTTAAGGTCTGTATTCATGTCCCAATTTGCTTTACTTACATTGCGTATCTTCTGTTCAAGGGTTTCTCCCCTCAGAATAACCGTCTCCGGTCTGCCAGAGAACGTCATAAACAGATTGTGGTATGCGCCAACATTTCTCTCTGCAAAATAGATTGCAAGACCGATTGATGTTGCCATAGGTCTGCCTCTCATGGAACCGGACACATCCGCCATAACTAAAGCGTTTGTTCCTTTCTCCACATAATTCGGCAATGCTTTCCACTGTGCTTCGAGTACCTTGCTGCTCTCTCTGCCATAAAGGATCTTCTCAACAATATCGTAAGGGAATAGTGTTGAGGCATTGATCTTTACCTCTCCCTTTTCTGCTTTGTTGATAAACTCTCCAAATCTCTCAGCATCATGTTTCATAAATGCCTTGCGGTAAATCATCATCGCACGGCTCGGAACTTCCGGGTATTTGATTTCATCCCATCTTCCGGCTGACATAAGACTTTCAACGACACCGATCTGTTTTCTCATGCTACGGACGATTCTCTTGAAATTGTAGACCGGATAGCCTAATTTCTGCGCCGTAAGGATTCCGAGTTTTCTTGTGGCAGAGCTGCTTGCATCTGCGGTCTTAATCCACTTTGCAAGTAAGGAAATTGCATTTCCGGCATTGAGGTTCTGTAAATCTTCCTCAAACTGTTTCTTCATTGCAGCCCACATATCGTCCTCCAACGGAGTGCCGATAAGCTCATACAGATCATCATATCTTCCGAACACACCGACCAGATCAAGGTTTGGTCTGAGTGCTTCCGGGTGTTTCTCTGCCATATAACGAATAATGGTTCTGAAAGTCTTTCTCTCTCCAAGACCGCCACGAATGTCTCTTGCATAGAACGCAATCTTTGTAGCAAAGAGTTTGTCCTGTGCGTATGCCTCAGCAAACAGAGTGGTAATTCTGTTCTCATCAGCCTCTCTCAGCGATCCGATTGTACCAAACAGATCCAATCTGGCATCGCCGGAAGTATTCAGTGCCACTGCACCGTTTTCAGTCCGGGTAAATCTACCCTCTTCTCTCATTGCATCTGCAAAGCTCATGTTTTCCTACCTTTCCAGGACTCTCATTTACGGAATTGAACCGTTTCACATTGTTTTTTAGACATTTGCTTTAACCATTGTGATTGCTGTAGGAGTCCCTATAAAATTGTTTACTGTTTCATTGTCAGGACACTATTGGGGTTTATGATTAACAGTCATATCCAAAAGGGTTGCTGTAAGTGTCCCATGTAAAGTTTTATGCCTATCTGGCTAACTTTTTAAGTTCATACCGCCTGTTATGTATCGCTCCGACAGAACGACCAATTTTCTCAGACAATTCCGAATCGGTAATCTCATGCTTGATTACCAGTGCATCTTCCTCCGCAGTCCACGGATGAGACGGATATAGAAATGACGTTTTGCTGTAATATCGCCTATGCTGTCTCTGACACGCCTTATGATACTTTTCCATATCCCTATAATCTTCTTTTCGGTTCATAGGCAACCTCTTTCTTTTTACATGACGCTGTTTCAAACGGGAAAATATTGTCAATGGAATTTTCTGTTTTGAAAGATTGCTGTAAGCGTCACTTAATTGCCCCGACAGGACTTGAACCCGTATGCTCGATTGCTGTAAGGAACACTCCTGTCAACCATGTTCCATCCGGTTTACCATAACCGGCAATCGGGGCAGAGACGAGGGACGGAATCGAACCGCCGACACATGCCTTGGATTGGAATGAGATTGCTGTTGAGACCACTAACATGATCTGCATATTCATATCATTGCTCTACCATCTGAGCTACCTCGCCATGTGGCACGTCTTATTGATTTGTAAGGACGTTTGTGCCATCGCCTTGATTGGAGAGAGTTGGATTTGAACCAACAATGAAGCAGGCCCCAAGCTGTAAGATTTGCTGTCAGCACCACAAACATGATGTATTGTACATAACTGCCGCGTCTACCGTTCCGCCATCTCTCCATATTCAGTTTTAATACGGAAATCCGTATCAGTTGCGTGGGAGGGAATCGAACCCCCATCTCTTCGTTACCATCGAAAAAAGAATTATTGCTGTCCGTGTCACATGGAGCATGACAACCGCTCATAATGTTCTCTCCATTGAACCACCACGCAAGATTGCGGAGACAGGATTTGAACCTGTGACCTCCGGGGCATGAACCCGGCAAGCTACCACTGCTCCACTCCGCCATAATGGTTCTTCGCCCCACAAGAACCTCTGAGTTTTCTGCTATGTCGCATTTCTCGCATAATCACTCTTAACCGTCACACAGCCGACATCCTGAACGGTGGACTTGATTAAATAATTCCGTACACTCACTATGGTTTGCTGTGATGCACCCTAACCACCGGGTATGCCAATAGGAACTATCTTTCGGGAAATCTCTCTAACCCCAACTGGTTTAGCGTCCGAAGTCAGGACGGCTTTGGAGTAATGGGATTTGCACCCACTATGGAACTATGCTACTGTTAGCCACACCTTTCGCTGTTGGTACTCGGTACAATAGTTATGATTTTCAGTAGTTTCTTGGGGCGGTAGGATTACGGCTGTTTCTGTGGCTTGTCCTCACACCTACCTCTCGCCTACCCCATTCCTTTACTATGATTATCCGTCTACCTATTCCGACAACTCCAAATTCTGAGACCTCCTCCACCGGTGGAATACGGCCTCATAACGGTGCATATAGGAATCGAACCTATACGGCATTTCTGCCGGATGGCTTAGCAAGCCACTCCGCTACCATTACGGCAATGCACCATAACGACTCTATTGGGAATCGAACCCAAATTTTCCGATAGACAGTCGGGCGTAATAACCTTTATACCATAGAGTCAAAACCACAAAGTAAAATGCGACCTCACACCGCGGAATCGAACCGTTCCTTTCTCTATTGGTTTTGGATAGAGAACGTGCAACCAATACACCTACGAATCGAACGTATCCTTTACTTTGCCACGCCGTGTTAGGGATTTGAACCCCAGAGACTTTTACATCCAGACGGTTTTCAAGACCGCACCCTCGACCAACCGGACACACGGCAGAGTAGTTTTCCCTTGGTAACGTACAAGTCGGAGATCCTCTTCCGCCGGTCGTAAACGCCCTTTCGTAACCTTTTTATGGAGTGCTTTGAAAGAGTAAGTCAAGTGTCTCCAACTGGCAAGGTGGGGATCGAACCCACGACATTCTGATTAACAGTCAGACGCTCTACCACTGAGCTACAAGCCATTATTGGAGTAACAGGACTCGAACCTGCGCTAACCAACATCCGTAGTGTTGTGCTCTATCCATCTGAGCTATACTCCAATGCAGTCCGGTGGCAGCTTGGATGGTTGCCACTACCGAACCGATGCAACATGTAAGACAGTTGCCAACAAAGGTATTTCATTTTTTAATGTGGTTCTCGGACCTTGCGCCCCTCCACATGGTTCTCATAATCCACCGACTACATACTCAAAGAACCTTTGACGAGTCCAACTCTTTATCGCCTTACCTCGGATGTACGTTGTTATCGCAGTTCTCCGCCTCTACTACATTCCTCTGCGTTTTGATAGATTTTTTTGTGTAGTTACGGCTCTATCTGCCTTTCTACTCATGGTTTTCCTCTTGAAAATACTCATGCCAAAAGTCACTTAGTGATCACCGGAACCTCGCCACCGCCAATTTTCTTTCCTGTTAAAGCCGGACTAAGAAAATCAGTTAAGAAATCCGCTCGTCCTACGGTGGGGAGTCGAACCCCACTTTCCCCGGCATGGTGTCCGTGGCATTTCCAGTTATGCTATCGTAGGCATCGTTGCAACAATGGTCTTTAGCGTGACTTACGCAAGCTCTCCAAGTTTAAGTCCTGTCGGCTTTCCCGGACTACTCACATAAGCCTCTCAGTGAGCATTGCAATCTCCCTATTTAATGATTGCTTACCACGGCTTTCGCCAATACTTTTCAGCCGGAACACTAAACCAACTATAAACAGTCAGCGTTATTCTCAGTTGAAATGTTCGATGGGAGAATCGAACTCCCGTCCCCACCGTGAAAAGGTGGTATCTTGACCGCTTGACTAATCGAACAGGTGTGGTTTTTACTTTTTGACTGGAAGCAAGGTACCCTTTAACCACAAAAAATCGTAACCAGGTTCTTGCAATTCTCCGCAGAGAAGCCGTTCGCGTCCGGTAAATTCTCTGTGAATAGGCTGCAATCTACCTAAATGGGCGAAAGAGGAATTGAACCTCCAATGTTTACCACGAGGGAACGGATTTACAGTCCGCCGCAACACCAATCGTTGCCGTTCGCCCGGAATTTTCTTTGTATCGCCAAGAACATTAGGAAAGAAGCGGTGGGAATCTTAATCGCTAGAGCTACACCAAGTTCGCTCCGATCATTTAGCGATTCACTTCATCTTTCAGTGCTTTACCGGCTTTGAACTTAGGTGCTTTGCAAGCCGGAATGGAAATCTCTTTTCCGTTCTGAGGGTTCTTGCCAACTCTGGCAGCACGCTCAGTCACTTCAAATGTTCCGAAACCGACCAACTGCACTTTTCCACCTTTGCCAAGTTCTCCGCCGACAACTTCCACAAATGCGTTGATCGCCTTTTCAGCATCACTCTTAGAAAGTCCGGCTTCATCAGCCATAGCCTGTACTAATTCAGCTTTGTTCATTACTTCTTGCCTCCTTTCTTGTGGTCTGCATATATGGAATATGCGATTGCAATTATTACTTCTGTGATTATCGTTGCGGCAACACCGCACCAAAATTCAGGAATATACATCTTTTTGCATCCTCTCTTGTCTGCTACCTCTGGTAGCCGTCACGGTCATGCGGTAGTCATACCGTTTCTGCACTGCACCGCCGCACTCAGCCGCCTTACTTCCTCCGGTGTATCTTGGCGTAGCTTCACTGCCATGGCTATATTTATAGTTTCGTGCCGGATTGCCATGCGTGGACCATCAGGGACTCGGACCCCAGACCGTCCGGTTATGAGCCGGATGCTCTAACCAACTGAGCTAATGGTCCATACCTCACACTTGGGGAGATTCCATGTGAGGTTTCGGAGGTTCATTATAAACGTGAACCCACCGATGTGGGATTGCTGTCGGGGAACAACAATTCCTAAGTGGGAAGTGTTGGTGTCGATCCAACTCCTATGGATTTTCAGTCCATCGCTTCTACCGAGTTAGCTTACTTCCCATATTACGGCACTGTCGCTGTGCCGTAATGGTTAGGAGAAACTTTAATGCCAAATACCTTGTGTTCACTCCGCTTAACTTATATCCGTGTCACTTGGTATGGTCGTAGTATAGCGTACTAAACATTCTTTGTCAAGTGGAATAAACAAAATTTTCAAAAAAATTTGTTTTTCTGTGTGCAGTCGGCTTTACATCCATTTTTCTGAACATCAGAAATCAACTTGCTTACAGGGATTTTGAGAAAATTTGCTATATCGTATATCTTGTCGATTGACGGATAACTTTTGCATTGTTCCCAATCGCTCACGGTATTCTGCGCCACATGAACGCCCGTTGCAAGTTCGTGTTGTGTAATTCCCCTATTCGTTCTTTCTTTTTTTAAGTTGGTGGCGAAACTATATTGTCCCATGCTATCCCTTTCTATATTCCTAAGTCACTTCTCTTTACTACCTGTCCCTCTCCGCCAAGAAGAGCATCTACAAACTGGGCGAACATTGCCAGAGTGTCCGGCGCATCATCATGTTTATTCTTTCCGAGCTGTGTATAACTGCAAAGGAATGACATCATCACACCGTAATCACTCTTAGGCTCATATTCTGTAATATCCTTGAATATGACGTGTTCCTTAACCCATGAAGAATTGACGATGATCTTGGTCTCTTTGTTCTGAGTAGTGTATTTCTTCGTGATATGGCATCTGCCGCCTTTTGCTTTGACAAGTCTCTCAACTTCATTTGCGGTTCTGCTACCCTCTTTGTTGCTCTCGAACTGTGCCTGCTGTACATGATGCTTAACAAGCATATCTGAGTTGAGTTCGTCCAAGGTCCCAGGGTCGATGTTCTTGAATACCAGATCTTCTAGATAGTATCTGTCTCCATACTGATAGAAAACTCCGAGGAAGTTGTAGTCTGTACCGGTGTCCTTGGTATCGCAGATTGCCAATATAGAATCCGGTTCTCTGTCCGGCAGTCCTCCGATATATCTCTGTAATTCTGTTGGATGATACAGAATACCCTCTCTCTCAATCGGATCGCTCTTATACAGGCAGCGATATGAAACATCATCCATCGACATTTCCATATCGTGGAAGTATTTCTCATCAAATCCAACATCGTAATCGTAATCAAAGTTGCTTTTTCCGGTCTGAGGATCAATATCTGGAACAGCAATGAACTCTGCCCTCGGATTGCCCTCATACATTCTTTCAAGCCGGCCAATAACATCATGCACACTCCATCGGGTTGCAATGTGGATCTCTTTTGCTTTCTTCTTTTTACGAGATTTAAGGTCTGTGGTGTACTCTCCGTACAACTTATCCAGACGATCAATAGACAGAGCCTCTTCGATACCGGAAACCAAATCATCCACATACAGAAATCCCTCACAACGGGTAACACCGGTAAGGGAACCTCTGATTGGTCTGCAGGTCAGTGTCTTAAACGGCTGCCATCTTCCAAGGTTTATTGTCTCTTCTTTTGCGTTGTTTCCCTCAAATACAATATCCGGGAACACATCGCTCCAACAATATTCATTACTGGTAATTATGTTGAGAACGGCATCATAGAACATTCTCGTCATGAATCCAGAATGGGAGGACATAAGGTTTGGTGTGTTTGGGTAATGCCCCATTACAAACGATATGAAAAACTCTCCCAGTGTGGTCTTGCCGGTGCCAGGAGGCATTGATATTGATAGAATATCCAACTCATCATCAATAAGCCTCTGCATCTTCTGTACAAGCCAATAAATCTTATTTCTTCGTGGCTGATAGTATCTGTCCTCTGGATCTCTGTTCTTTTCCACATAAAGCAGATAAGAGTCAAAATCCTTATGTTCCTGTGCCAAGAACAAAAGAGCCTTATTGTATAAATCGTAATATTTAATATCTCCTGTCGCACATAGTCTCAGTGCAAGGAATCTGACCTTATTCGCTAATTTCCGTGAAAGTTCTTTATCTTCCCGAATAACCTCATTTGCCATTCCGAGCAGGGACAGAAGATTGTCATAGTCGCTCAGATCGCTTTTCAGGAGCCTTACGATAATCTCTTTATTCGATAGTTCGTGTAGAGCCATGAAAATTCATCCTTTCTCACGGCTCTACACGGCTCTATAATATTTAGGGTTTTACCACATTTACTGACGCACGGATTATAATGCCACGGCGCGCCGGATTTCTGCCTGTTTCAAATTTGATAAAACCCTCTTCGGCAAGTTTTAACCCTATTCTGTTCGTCAATTCTTTATGAACATACTCTGTTGCGCCATCACGTCCTGCATTGAATATATCCATCTCCATGCACTCGGCATATCTTTCTATCGGTCTTTCATCATACCTCACTCGAAACAGAGGTTTCTCTATCTGCGGCTGCGGTCTCATTCTCCGTTCCGGTCTCTTTCTCCAATGTGGTCTGTTTACCGCCCGTCTCTGTCTGCGCATCTTTTCCTCCCTCCGCATTTTTACGATCTCTCACGCTCTTACTGCAAACACTCAGAATAACCATATTAAGATGCTTATTCTGTTCTTTGAGCTGAGAGTTCTGTTCCAACAGCAGCTCATTCATCTGTGTAATTTCTTTCTTTACTTCATTGTTGGACTTTGCATCTTTCCAACCCACAACAATGTAAAGTACCAATATCGCAATCCAAATGATTGCTAAAATAACATCTACCATTCTTTTATTCCTCCGGCATATAATAAACTCCGCAGCTATACGCTGTAACATCCGCCTGTCCGTTGCCACTAACCATAATAATGCTATGATCCATTGCTAGGTCCTTTACGGCATCCTCGGATATGTTGCAATTCTTGGCTACTATCATATCAGGAGGAAAAGCATTCCCAAGTAACTGTTCAAATACTTCTTTCCCTCTCTGTTCTGTATCGTAAGCCGCAAGTGTGTAATCATCGGCGGTAATTCTTTTTCCGTTGAGTGCAATGCTTTTGATATTGCCGATATTAACTACGTTGCTACGGTCCTGATCTACAATATACATCTCTAATCCTCCAACCACTTATTATCAAAATAGCAGAACCTGAACACGGCTGCTCCGATCAGAATTACCCATACAACCCAGAAAATTACCAGCCCGGCAGTTCCGTTTGAAACCATATAGTCCACCGCTTCATCTATCGTATCTGCCTGAATGAACGGTGTTCCGTCCTCTATGGTATTATCTTTGAGATTGGCATAGATAACTCCGCTGTATTCCGTGTTGATAACATAGTACAAATACCTCACATGGGACGATTGCTTAATTGTGTCATACAGGTAAGACCCCGGCATCTGGATTTTTCCATACGGAAACTCCACGCCAAGGAATGACACCGTTTGACTATGGCTTTCCCAACTATCGTAGTAATCCCACGAATAATATACCTCCGTAGTGTAATAAGTCTGCGTTTTCCCATTTACCGTCCGTGTATGTGCCACCTGTCTCGTATGTCGGTTGTAGTGTTGTTCCTCAACCTTTATGTAGGCAGCTGGTACTCCACCTATTCCCGGATCTGTAACAGGATCTACTGCCACCAGATTTCCTTTCACAAACGCATTTCCTACATCAGTTCGCATACCGTACTGAAACAGTTCTGCATTTCCATCAATCTGCATGGCTTGATAGTATTCCTGATTCTGTTCGTCATTGTGTGAAGCTATCTTTTCACTAATGAAAAATCCACCCATAAGCATGATAAGGATAATGACGATGCTAAACATCAGTTCACGCACCGTCATATCCCAACCGTTGCCGGAGTAGATTATCTTACTCCATTTCCTCATAGGCTTATTCTCCAAACAGATTGCTTACCGGCTGTCTGTCCTCTTCGCTGTATTCCAGATAGTCGTAATTGATAACCTCATATCCCATAACTCCCAAGATCTGCTTATGTGGGAATTTACGCACATATTTCTTATACGCCCTTACCTCATTATTGTAGGCAGTGCGGTACTGCAGGATCATATTCTCTGTGGTTGAAAGTTCATTCATCAGTTCCTTGTAATTCTCGTTGGATTTTAATTCCGGGTATGCTTCGGCAACCGCAGCTATGGAAGTTGTCACATTCTCAATATCTGTGGTGCTGCCATTGTTTCCTCTTGCTTCTACGACATTAAGAAGAGTCTCTGCCTCATGCTTATCGTACTCCTTGACGCAATCTGCCAGATTGTAGATAAGATCCGTTCTGCGTTTCTCCTGTGCCTGAATATCAGAGTCAGCCGTAAAGACCTGTTCCTCCAACGAAACCGCTCTGTTGTTGGTACTTACAAAAATCCCTGCTATCAGTAATACAAATGCGGCTACAATGCCGACAATAATCCATGTTCCTTTATTTTTCATTGTTGTTGCCCTCCATCTTTATCATAAATTTGTTTTCTGCCAATACGATTCCTCCGGGAGTTTCCGTGAATATTGGCTCTGTTCCGTTGTAAATCTGAAATTCCACATCATTCCGGCAGACGGCATCTCCGCCGTCCATCGGAATAGCTGCCAGAACTTCTTTTGTATCGGTCTTATAGACCACCACCGTTGTCATATTGCACCTCACATGAAGTAATCATAACCGACACCATATTTTGCCATGATAAGACTCTTTGCCATTTCCTCTAGTTTCTGGTGTTCGGTCGCATCCAGATACACGCCCTCATAGGTTCCACCCTGGCATCCCATCCAATCGTACTTGCAATGCAAAAGTTCATGCACAAGATCCTTTTCCATGCAGTGTTTGAACAATGTATTGTTCTCTTTGTAAGATTCATCGCTGAGTAACTGGATGTTTGCCTGACTGGATTCAAATATGAATGTGTTATATCCGGCAGCGTCAATTACCTCTTCTCCATTAGGGTTCATAATCTTATCCTTAACATGTGCCAGTATTAGCCACCCATCAAGGAATAATCTGTGTTGCCACTCTCTCAGGCACGCTTCTAACTGCTCTTGGTTTTTGAATATGTCTATCGGTTTTTCTTTCCCATCTCTCTTTTCAAGAGTTCCACAAGTATTGTTCTCGAAAGCCGTACCGTCTGCAACGGAAAAGCACCATTTATCTCCATATCTGCGACCGCACACATAATCCCCTATCTTTACCGGTATTTTGCATCCGCACTGATTTCCTATGTTGGTAACGATCACCAACCCACCTTTTACGGTGCTATGGTCTATGAAAAAGTTCTCTCCACTGGCAGTCATATAATCATCAATTTTCTTGCCGCAAGTAAGCAGATCGAACATTTCACGCTGATTTTCCCCAGTCCACATCATGGTTTTTACTTCATCCGGGGACTGCGGTTTCAAGTTCAAATTATCCATCATTCGCTCTCCTTTACTTTCTTGGCAGATTTTACCTTGATTTTCTTTCTACCGAACTGCTGATATACCAGAGCAGACGCATGAACACTGTCCGTGCTGCATACGGTAACAGTTCTGCGGATTGGTTTTCTCTCAATGGTTTCAAACACTACTTTGTACCACCGTTGTTTCATTGGTTCTGCCCTCCTGTATTCTTCCGTATATTCTTTCGCACTTTTCGGCGTGTTCACATCTGATTGTGGTTAATACCTTTTGGGTCTGGTCCGCCAATACAGTAACATCCATCTTATCAACGTCAGCTTCAAAATCAGGGCAGAAAGCGCAATAATCTTTCACTCTGAGTTCCATTCCATTATCCATTCTTACCTCCCTGTCCCCCCACGGAGAAAAAGTCCTCATATATCGCTTTGATAACCTCCGCATCGTAGAGTGCATTGTGTTTCTGACCTTTCGGCAAAGCAATTCCTCTGTCCGTAAGTAACTGCTCTCTCGAAATGTCAAAAGCTGCCTTTTCTGAAATATCAAGCATCGTTGCAATGTCCTGATTGATGTCGTGACAAGCCGGTGTAATAAACTCAGGCAACTTCATAGCGTTTCCTGCCAATAAGTCAATCAGTAACACCATATCGTAATGCGAGACATCTGAAACGAATACCGCAGCATAATCACTGTCAAAATTAGCGTCCATTTCAAGCCATTCCATAAGTTCGCAACAAACATCTGCCTTACTGCCGATTACAGTCGTTGTTTTATTGTCGGCTGCCAGACTTTCTTCTAACTCCGCATTGCCACTCAAAACCAAATGATCGAGAACATTCTTCTCAATCCATTCATCACACATACCCTCATCATAGTCCGTCAACTCTGCATAGAACCTATCTCCTGTGTCTGAGACAATTCCTATGCTGATAAGAGTTGTGTCCTTACGCAGACCAGTAAACTCTGTGTCAAAAAAATAGGTTCTCATGTGGTTTCCTCCGTTTCGTTTAGGATCTCCGGCACAGCTTCAAAATTCACTCTCAGATACCGTTCAAACAGTGAAGCGCAAACCATTGTGTAGCTGTATACTTCTTTGTCAAGAACCTCATCCTTGATAGAATCCGTAATCTGAGTCATCATAATTGCTGCCGGAGCTGTTGATTTCTCATTCTCAAATGCTTTCAGCATAATGTTTCCGTCATATCCCTTGGCAAATTCCCTCAGCGTCATTGGTTATTCCTCCGATTTCTGTGCCTTTTTAGCTTTCTTGGCAGCTTTCTTTGCCTCTTTCTCAGACTGTGCCATCTCAGGAATGAACTCACGGAAAATGTTGTTGTAATTTCCGTTGTTGCCGGCCCATTTCTTCACGATAGCCATAGCCAGACCGGCTTCCTCGGAATAGGTATCAGCCTTTTTAGGCTTACGAATGGTTACTTCCTTGCCATCAACAACCTTTTTCTTGATTTCCACATTATCCATGCAGTTTACAACCGTCTTTGTTCCGTCAGACCAGAACACGATTGTTGCCGGATTCTGGAATATTACGTTTTCAATTCCGTATGCAGCAATAGGTTTGTCCTCGATCATTGCCTCAACGCACAGATTGTTATAGCGGTAAGGACTGCCACAAATATGAGTAACCTTTCCTGCGTAAGTGCTGCCATCTTCACACTCGATTGTTACTTTCTTAAATTTCTTATCAGCTAAACTTCTATCCATATTGTCCTCCTTTAATCCTAAATCCTTAAAAATGTCTCCAAACATTACCTCTCCCGGAATACCGCAGCTTGCAAAGACCTGTTCATGGAGCAACCCCATCTGTGCATCATATACTTTATCCATGGTCTTGCCTATCTTCTCAGTTATGCTTGCCACTTCCAAATCCTTCGGTCTGAACTTCGGTGCTTCCATCCGCTCGTATCCCATCAATCTTGCGGTAAACAGCGGTGGCTCCACACCGATCATTCGTGTTCTGTGTTCCTGCTCATGTGCTGCAACAGCCGTATAGTTTTTCTCGTCCGGGTATAATCCTTTCGGCAGTATCGGTGGTGTTTTCAGCCACGCACTGATTGGAAAATCGTCAAAATCCGGCATCGGTGGTGCTAATTCCGGTGGTTTCCAAGGATGTTTTTCTTTCTCGCCCATGTGTTTATCCTCCTATTTTCTTTTATAATTAAAGGTTTTCCCTCTAATTCCGCTCCATCAGATACATTGTTGGCTTAGATATTGCATAGCCGTTCTTCTCATAGGTGTGTATCGCTCTTGCATTGTCCGCATTGACCCACAGTACATTGCATCCGTACTTCTCATTGAGCATTGATACAATCTGGGTTCCATATCCCTTATCCTGATATGGTGGAAAGATGCTCAGTCTCGACAACATTTTTCCTTTAATCTCAACCTCTGCCTCTCCGATTTTCTCTCCGTCCACGAACAGCTCAATTTCCTGATACAGTTCGTTCTCTTTGAAACTAATTTCTCCCACTTGTGGTTATCCTCCTTGTTTTCATGTTGAAATTGTTCTCTATCTTGGCTTTCACGCAGTCATTTTTCAGATTGCACTTACCGCACTTATCAAGATTTCTGTACGGCTCTATGCCGAAACACGGTCTGAATATCTTATTTATGGCAGACTGCTTCATAGTTACCTTGAAATCAATCTCGTAGCTCTTTTCCAGAGATAATCCGTTATATTCGGCATCTATGTCCGGGGCAGAAATCTCTTCCAACTGTTTCATATCTCCCAGTGGAATATCGTCAATGTATAAAGTTCCGCTTTTGGTTCCGTACATCATACTCAATCCCTCACGATTTCATAATACTTGCCCTCGCACTCCTTGGGTGCCATTGTTCCCCACCCATTCGGCTTACGCAATTCGTAGAAATTCCCTCTGTCTATGGCAAAGAGTTCTTCGCCCTTATCAATATTCATTTCCATGTTCTTCTCAATGTCATTTACGACAATATTCTGCAAGAAACGTGCTATCATGCCTCTTTCTCCTTTATCACTTCGGCAAATGCCGGATTCTCATGCAGCTTTTCAGTAGGCCATCCCATGTGATGATACAGTTTTTCCATAAATTCAAGGCACTCTGCCTTGTCATATGTCAGTAGGAAACACAGTAATTGTTCTCTGTTATACATAACTGACGGTCCGACTCCCATTTTAATGTAATCATAATCTGGGTAACGTACCTGAAACTCATTCGGTGTTGCTGCCAGTATCTCAAATTTCACTGCAGATCCGTGCGGTTCCCTTATGCAATGCCTGAATGGTATCATGTTCTATCCATCACTCTCTTTTCCCACCGTTCGTGTTTGCGTGCCATCTGTTCCTCATCTACGGTCAATGAAAGTTCTCCGGCACACTGCACGACATCCGTGTACTCTTCTCTGATATTTTCTATGGCTTCTTTCTCTGTTACAGGTGTCGGATTCTCTTTTCGTATGATCCTTGCCATTTTGAGTGCCGCCTTTGCAAGTTCGGTACATTCCTCAGCAAGCTGCTCCAACATTGCAGCTTCGCCAATTTCTTCAATGATCTTCATTATCTCTCCCTCTTTGTGATAACTTTAAGTCTATCCAATGGATATGTCTCCACTTTGCCATCTTCCAGAACGACAACCGCTTTTGTGCCAAGCAGGCTCGTGATTGTATCTATCCATGTTCCTTTTCTATTCTCACAGTGAGTACAATCTGGTATCGCATTGCACATATCAGCAATATCGTTACAGAATTTGCACTCTGCATAGCTTCTTGTGATTTCTACCGGTCTATCCATGCCCTACACCTCATACTAATAATTGCTCAATGCTTATTTCTCCGCATTTCTTACACCCACATTTGCATACCTCACACTTAAATCCGCCGTAATCATGTACCGTCCAGAGGACTTCCAGTACTTCCCACTCATGCTTGCACGGAAGAAAATGCGATACCAAAATCTTGTCGAATAACCTTTTATACCACGGTTCCTTGTGCCAAGACCTCTTTTTATTTTCCGGGGAATTTTTGGAATTGCTGTTTTCATCGTTCATCCGATTTTACCTCCTATGAGGCGTAAGCCTCCGCCGATTTTTAATTTTTGCCTGTTATTGTTTCTACGAGCAGACGTGACGGCATCCTCATTATGAGGTCATTACACATTTGATTCAGACGATGGTTTTCATCTGCAAGCGTATTTACCATGAGGTACAATCCCTCTTCTCTGGTAAGTTCTCCGCGCTCTATCATCTGCCATACTCGGAATATCGTTGCATTGTTTCTGATATGCGTTTCAGAGATTCCTACGGTGTATGCCTCTGTCATGCAGTCCGGTTGAACTTCCGCAGTGTGTCCTCTTTCCATTTGTCCCATGCGGTCTGTTTCTTCTCTCTGCATACTTCCGCCTCTCTCTGCTTATTCTGTGTTGCTGTTTCTTTGTTCTGTTCCATATTTCTCTCTTTCTATGCCGGTAGGCATCCGCCGATTTTGGATTTTGTGGTTTTGTAAAGTCCTCACTTTCCTTTTGTTATTCGTATGCCGTGTTTATACTTACATTGTAAATTGGGTGGTTTACAGTAATAGGGTTCTTTGCCATTTTACGATTGGGGTGGTTTTGGGCTTTTTAATTTTTCAGGAACTCAGAGGGGTGAGTTGCCCCTGATCCGCTCCGCTCTACACCCCCGCCCCAGGGTATAAGCTGCCGGACCTGTCCACGGATTGCCACACCAGAACCGCCGGAAACGTGCCGGAGTTCGTAAAAGTAAAAGAAAACGAACCGCAAAACCGCATAAATGCTATATATTTATATCTCCGTCCGTGTCTGCCGGATCTTTTCCGCTCATTTCCACCGGTAAACGCTGCGCAATCTCTGCCGCTGTTGGTAGTTCTGCCGCCTGTTTTCCAACGTTTAGATCTATCTTTTGCGCCGCCTGTGTATATCCGTGGTTGTTGTTCATATCCGTGGCGAATACGATCGGCGGGATCTTGCCAGCAAAGGCGAGTTGTTTCTTAAATGCTGCTATACTTGTTTTCAGTCTTTTTATTGTGTCAGAATACGCACCCGGGCGGGCTGTTTCCCAATTATTAAGCGTTTCCCTAGAAATCCCAGCAAAACTACAAAAGCCCTCTACATCAGGCACCAAGCGCACACCCTCCGCCGCTCTATCCTTAATATATAAAATGTACTTTTCCGCTACCTCTGTAAATTCTTCTACAGTTTCCAACTTCCTAGGCCGTCCCCCTTTGTTCTGTACCTCTCCGCCCTCCGGCGTTTCCTCTGTCTGCAAGAATCCCGTTAAAAAGGCATCACATAAAGCCGCCGTTGTTTCTGCGTCCGTTGGTTCATAGTCGCGCCCCTCCTTAAAACGTTTATAGCTCTGTTTCCTGACTCCGTTCTCGTCTCTCTGTGCTGTTTCTTTCTTCTCTGTTGCCATCTCTGCGCCCTCCTTTCCTCCGTGCCCTCTGTGGCGGTCCTACACTGTCACACGGGCAAAATAAAAAGGACACCGGGAAAAGCTGCTTTCTGCTTCTCTCTGTGCCCTACGTTCTACTTTTTCGGCTATCCTTATTTATTTATATGTGGATCTGCTCCGCCCTCCGGTGGCTCTGTTATTTCTATTTCAATTCCGCAACCAATGGCGGCGGCGTATTTCTCCATATCTTCAAGCGTGAATTTATCGGCGTTTAGTCTCTGGTTTACGTTCTGCCGGGACACGCCCAGACGATCCGCCACATCTTGCACCGATACCCCGCGCCGTTTCATCATAACGCGCATTTTTTCGCCAAAACTCAACCGCACCGGCTCCGCCCTCCTTTCTATTCTATACCCCTATAATATATAGGAATCTGCGCCGCCTGTCAAGTCTGCCGTTTACATGGTAAACACTGCGCCGGGTTTTTCTTGCACTTTGTAAAGTGTACAATTTACACAACAAACCGCCCTTATTTTGTTTAGTCGGCTATACATATTTCACAAACTGCAATAATTTGTAAATTTTCCGCTTGACTTTGTAAAGAATACGCTTTACAATACAAGCATAAAGAACGAACCGCAACGGACAACAACGAACCGCCGGACGTTCAATAGAATAAACGAGTGCAGGCAAGGGCGCACGGTGTACCCCAAAAGAACAACGCACCGCAGACCGGACCAAGGGAATCAACCCGGACCAAGGCAACGGCGGCGCGGCACTTATTAAGACGAGACCGAAACACACGCCCCACCGCCTCCGGCTTGTATCTCCTGTGAGGGCTGCCCCTGTGGTAATGAGTGCATATATCAGGCAAAAGGAAAATTGTAAACCTGTGCTATGGTGTACCAATTCACACCGCACATATAAAAAAGATAATTAAGTTATTGGAAGTATGAAAGCACTTTGAAACTTTCAGAACCGCACGAGATCGGGAAAGCGGTATAAAACCGGCCCGGCATCGAGTGAAAGCAGTTAGCACTCTAACAATGATTAACGCCCCCGACGCTCCCAGGGGAAAGCGGGAACCGCTCCGGAACTATTGAGCCGGGGCGATGGCTGGAACGAGTTGCCTATATACACGCAGCATAAAAGGGAATAGGACAGGCGAACCCCTGCAGGCCGCCGTCTGCAAGTCTGACGTAAACGACTTTGAAACAAAATAAAAAAGGGCGATCCGCTACACCTACCAAGCGACACGGACCGCCGCCACCCCTCCGGGGCTTGTCTCCTATTATAACAGGCTTTCCCGGATGGAACAACAGAAAAGAGAGGGAAAGACCATGACAGTAGAAAAGATTATTGATTCTTTAAAATTCACATTTGAAGAGGCAGACGAACAAAAGGACCTTTTTACACCGTCCCACATTCTCTATAAGTGCCGCATTATCAACCCGGCAAATAACCGCCGTTATACTTTTGATTATCAGTGCAACCCATCCGCAACCCATGAGCCGGAGAAAAAAGATTGTTTATATTGTATCTTGTCTGATGCTTCTTGTGTTGAGAGCTGCACAGATGAAGCGGACTTTTTAACAGAATTTGGATATATTGACGGCGGAGCGGATCAGATCCGAAAAGGATTAAAGGCTTTTAGGGCTTGCAAGAGAACAAAGAAAGCTATTGAAAGACTTTTCACGGCTGACGAGATTGAAACACTGCAGGCATATTTTGAAAACTACTAAACCGACAGAAACGAGGCGCGCGCCCTCCGGGGCGCTCCCTCTCAAAATATAGGAGGCTTATATATTATGATGACATTATCAGAGGCGAAAGCCATTTATAAAACAGGCGGCGGTCATTTCTTCGATCGTGAAACGTTCAAATATTGGGGTTCTCGTATTGAATCCGGTTTATATAAAAATCGTTGTTTTGTTACCAGTGAAAACAATTTTGACGGAAGCCGTAGAGCTTACACCGTGCGCCGGTTCTCTCCTGACTTTCTGCATATTGAAACCGTTGGAGAGTTTCAACAGTACGCACTTAAAGAAACCGCCAGAGAGGCAGCAAAGGAGGCCTAAACCATGAACAACGCATATATTAAAAATCTTTTATCTATCAACAAAAAAGCTTTTCAGTTTTTGCATGATGTCGAGGGCTTCGACTTTGAAAAGCCGTATTTTATCACACAGCAGCCCGGGAAATTTACCGCAAGCACAGTTAAAAAGGCAGTAGCCGAGACAATGAACCCGGCAGCGTGTAAAATCTCCGTTTTTATTGTTCCTACCGCTTCGCGATGTCTGCAAGATTTATATTTCGCTGTGCTTAAACTCAACAATTTTTCAGCTTGTCGCCGTGATGGTGTTAGTTATTGGAATTATAGAGTCGCTGCCCCTGGTCTTGATATAGATTATTGTTTTAATATTAGAGACTTTGAGGAACTGCGCAAGAAACAGACTGAAAGCATTTTTATAATCGCCCAGGATAAATGCTATATAAAAGAACCAGAAACAAAAATATTTAATGTTTCCCGGCGGTATACTCTGGACGATGCCAGAAAGAGCACGGACGGACGCGGAAACGATTATATAAAATCCTTAGTATTGACCGCCACGGATGGCAGCGGCGCACGTTTCACATACGAACCATACAACACATTTTACGGAAATGAAAAACGATCCGCGGATATTGCGGACCATATCGACAAAAGCGGCTACTTGTTACGCCCTCACCGCTTCGCATTGATGGAGAGAGCAGAAACATTGAGACGGACCAGAAAACAGGCAGAGGCAGACAACGCCGACTATACAAATGAGATAGCCGAACTGCAGAAACGCATTGACGCAACTAGAATTTTATTATCTAACGCCGTTTTGAATTGTCAGGACGCAACCGCGGCGCGTGGCGTGTCTAACAAGATGAATTATTTTTCTTATGCTCTTTCTTACTTTGAGACATTCAAAGAAAAAATAAACAGCAAGCGTTATGCAAGTATTGAGCGCATCAATTCAGATATTGAAGATATAAAAGATAAGTTGGATCATTGCGCAGAGTAAGGCGGACGGCGGCGGATCATCCGCCCCGGCTCCGCCGGATATATTGAGAGATCGGAGGCTTTAGGATGGCTTATAAATATCTGAACCGCTCCGCAGTATTGGAACATCTGCAAGAGGGGCAAACAGTAAATATTGATGAATATATAGAAAAGCTGCGTTTTTTTAAGAAGTACACCGACAACCAAGGAACCTATATAACGGATCGCCGCTATATTGAGTATTCAGAAATAGGCTTGCACTATTACAAGTTTGATACATTGATAAAGTTTTTTGAAAATTTCAAGCATGAGAACGGCACGAAAAAAGCATTGATAACCTTTAGCAAAAACCATTGTTTACAATGCGAGCCGGTAAGAGATTAAGGAGGTTTATATCATGGGATGGGATTATACACACGCAACACACTACACCAGAACCGGAGCTATTGACAAAAAGGCAGAAATTGACGAGCTTTACACCTGGCAGAACGACACGAAAAAATATGAGGTTGTCCGCTCTTGCATGGTCGGGGCTACATATTACGCCGCAGTAAAAGCAACCGTATTGAGCACCGGAGAGGTTGAGACATTCGCCGCCGTTGCATTGACGCACACAAACAACCGGGATTATTTCAACTTTGGAGTTAAGACGATGGAGGAAAGCATGGGACCTTGTGAAGATCATTGCCCGGCTTCGATTCTCTCTCTTCTCTCCCCTACTGATTCAGAATATGCCAATAGCTGGCGCGAGAGATGCAGAAAGAACATTGAAGCAAAAAAAGATCCTCACGCATTGAAAAATTTACCTGTCGGCGCAGTGATCCGCTTTACTCTCCATACTGGGGAAAGCATCGAGCTATTGAAACACGCCGCAGCGTATCAGTTCAAACGCCCTTTCTGGTTCTGCCAATCATCCGGCCGTTATATGCCAGCAACCAGGATCCCGGCAAATTATGAAGTAGTCACAGCATAACATATTGAGTTTAGGAGGATAAGAAACCATGAATAATACAGCATTGAGAATTGAGAACGGTATGAGCAGTTTTGAGTTACTGCAGGCCAAGGTGTCAAGCCTTGAAGCAACAGAAAAGTGCATGAGCATTGAAGAGGATCGCCGCATGGCTGCCATTGATGCAATGGATCGCACCTATAACAATCCATCTACACCACGCCGCACACGTTTTGAGCTTTCTATTGAGCTTCCTATTCAGCGTGAGGCATTGAAGAATTACCACAATGAGCGCAGCCGTGTATCTGCCGAACTTCGAGGATTAAGAACGGCCATTGATCTTATATTGACAGTTTCCAATTATGGCGGAGAGGTAACACCGAATAATCGCCGGATGATTGAGAGTATATTAGCTTAAACGTTACATTGTAACATTGAGTAACAGCGTGTAATATGGAGGTAACACATGAATAAAGATAAATTAGAAGTATTTATGAACTACTTAAAAGAACAGTTTCCCGGTTGCATTGAGGATCATTTCACTTATGATTTGATCAAAAATCTCATTGACTATGTATATAGGGAGCACGGTCACACAAAGAACTCCGCAAGGGCGATTATCGCAAGCATACTTCCAGAAGTAACCTATGAGGAATTGGAGGCTTACTTACCTGATTTTGATGAATGGGAGGCGAAATTATGATAAAGTGGTAGTTATTTCATTGACAGATAGAGAACAGACATTATTGAGTGACAGTGTATTGACGATGATAGAGAACGCAGGGCAGGCGCAACGCCTTGTATGTGACACTGAATCACAGAAAGCTATTGACATACACATCAAAGAATTACAGGCATTAAACAGAAAGTTGTGTACTACCGGCATCCGGTAAAGAAAGGATTGAGAACCATGAGAAAGAAAAGCGTATTTATTAACTGTATGGAGACATTGACCGCAAACAGAAAACACAGCGAGGCCCGCACACTTCTCAATGCAGGACTGAAAGAGTCCGCAGAGAGACAGACCGCTGCCACCGCTCCGGCGTATGAACTTACAAAGCCGTATATCTTCCCTGCCGTTGATGGCAATATGACTTATCACACCTCATGGGGATCTCATGGAGTAAAGAACGAAGCCGAAACCATATTGAGTGTATTGAACTCTTTCCGCCTCCGCTCCGCCCTTGCAAAAATCAATCAAGGACCACGCCTTACACAGTATGTTATTGAACCGGCTCCCGGAACTCAGGTGCAAGCCATTTTGAGACGTGAAAAGGAATTTCAGGCAGCCTTACACTGCAACGCCTCTTTGAGATTTGATAATGGTTATGTGTATATTGAGGTCCCTACCGGTACAGAAACCGTGTTCCTGGGGGATATGCTTATTGATAATGAGTTTCAGTCCTCCGATGGTTTTACAATGGCAATCGGCATGGCGGTTGATGGTTCCAAGCATTACATTGATATTGCCAAGGCGTGCCACATCCTTATTTCTGGTATGACAGGATCCGGTAAATCAATCGTGCTGCACAACCTTATTCTTTCCCTGTTGATGAAGAAAGACCCGGTTCAGATGCACTTATACATTATTGACCCAAAGGCTACCGAGTTTGAGTATTACAAAAACCTCACGGCTTGTACAGTCGTTTCCGAAGTAAACGGCGCAGTTGATTTATTGAAGAACCTCTGTATTGAGATGGATCGCCGTTACTCCGTTCTGGCTGCTGCCGGATGCCGTGACATTGACAGCTACAATCAGAAGTTCGCAGACAGACCGATGAGAAGAGACATTGTATTCATTGATGAGTTATCAGACCTTATGAGCATGGGTGGAAAATCCGTTGAGAGACATATTGTAAGAATTGCACAGAAAGCCCGTGCCTGTGGCATCCACCTTGTAATCGCTACACAGTACCCGGTTGCAAAGGTTGTTACTGGATTGATTAAGGCGAATATGCCTACAAAGATCTGTCTCCGTGTTAGTACAGTCACAAACTCTATGGTTGCATTGGATATGGCCGGCGGCGAAAAGCTCATGGGACATGGCGATATGCTCTTTCTCCCTAACGGTTCTCTTTCCCCGGTAAGGTTGCAAGGTGGGTTTGTATCTGAGACGGCAATCAACAATGTCGTTGCCGGTTTGATGAAAAATCAGTAAGTAGGAGGATGGTTAGAATGGCAGGAAAGACAACAACAGCTTGTACGCATGAACAGTACGAGACTATCATAAAAACTTTATATGAGGGCATTGGAGACTGCATACAGCCTAATCCCCGGATTGCTACGATCCTCGTTATTGAGGCGAATGTAGGATTGCGTATTGGAGACACACTCTCCCTCCGGCGTTCCTCTTTCATCAAGACACCATCCGGCCACGCTTTCAATATCGTTGAGCATAAGACCGGAAAGGTTCGCCGTTTCAAGGTTCAGGAACAGGTCTACAACTTCCTCCTTGAATATGCGGACTCTGAGGGCATTGAGGGCGATGATCTGATATTTCCTATCGGTGTCCGGGCAGTGCAAAAGCATCTGAAAAAGGTTTGCGACTGGCTCGGTCCTGAATATGAGGATATATCCACCCATTCGTTCCGTAAATACTTCGGAACAGAGATTTACTACAAGAATGGAAAGGACATTGAACTGGTCCGCCGCCTGTATCAACACAGTTCCGCAGCCGTTACAGCTCGCTACTTGGGCGTTACGGACGAAAAGATTGAACAGGCATTAGATTCCCACGTTGATATTATTTACCGCCCCAAATGAGGCGCATATATAGTAATGGTTCCTTATAAGATTTGTCTATTTGAGTGTCGTGTAACAGGTTTCTGGTAGTTTTTAATGTGAAAACTGCTGCCGGTATGAGGGTTGATAACGGCATACACCATCCCTTTGTTGGTTGACAGGTTTTCCGGCTTTAATGCGAAACCGGATAAGGATAGTGGGATCTCCTGACATTCGCGTATCTCCGGCGGAGCGCACGATGCCGCTTGATAAGAACGTGTCCAAATAGACAAATGCTATAAGGAACCATTGAAGAAATGGAGGTCTTAGGCATGATTGATATTACAAACTGCAATAAAATCATAGTCGATACCATCGGGAAAACAGAGAAGATCATTGAATGGTATCAGCAAAATAAAGATTGGTTGGATGCCGAAGAGTTCCGCATCCCCATCCCCTCCGCATTGGTTGAGCTGCCGGAGGAAGATATTAAATTCTATTATGAGCAGGAGGGTGTATTCGTCAGGCTGCATCTGTATATGGGTGGCGTGTATGTCTGCAATTATCGGTATGATCCGAAAACTCAGGAAATCGAAAACATTGTCTTTCCTGCCGGATTAAGCAAAGAGAAACGAAAGGTTGCCCGGATGGTTCTTGCCGCTGACAGAACGCCATACAAGGAGGCATTGAAGTTCCATTCTCTCATGTGTTTTGCAACTCATTACCGCAACTGCATTGAGACTACGGAGCAGAAAGAGAAACGCATTTCTCATAAGCATCGAAAAATCCTGCGCCGTTCCGGCGGTGCTACACCACTGATAACCACATACCGCATTGATAGCAGACCTGTTCCTGCAGACGGTACAAAAAGGCACTACACAAAGCCTACCGAACAGGTAAGTGTGAGGGGATTTTACCGAACTACCAAAACCGGTAAACGTGTATGGGTTCGCCCTTTCACAAAATACAATGGAAATTCTGGAAATAACAAAACATACAAAGTATAGGAGGATCACTATGAGTAATTTGAAAGTTTATGCAAAAACCATCGAAGATGAGGCTTTGGAACAGATTAACACTCTTCTGTCTCAGGATGCCTTTAAGGACTGTAAGGTTCGTATCATGCCGGATGTTCACGCCGGAAAGGGATGCGTCATTGGCTTTACTGCGGATCTCGGAAACAAAGTAATTCCAAACATCGTTGGCGTGGATATTGGATGCGGTATGCTTTGCGTCAGTTTAGGGCATAGGGATTTTAATGCTGTTACATTGAATACTTTAGATCGTGTTATCCGCACCTATGTTCCAAGTGGGAAAAATGTGCATGATGGGCGGCAAATGCGTTTTGAAGAATTGAAAGAACTTTATTGTTACCGGGAATTAAAAGATACCAAACGTCTCGAACGCTCTATTGGCACTCTCGGCGGTGGCAATCATTTCATTGAGGTTGATGTTGCAGAGGACGGTTATAAGTATCTGATTATCCATACTGGCAGCCGCAATCTTGGGAAACAGGTGGCAGACTACTATCAGAACCTTGCCTATGAGTTGATGTGCGGTAAGGATGATCTGTATGATCGTCAGGAAAAGCTCATTGCCGACTACAAAGCCGCTGGAAGAAAATCTGAGATTGAATCCGCAATCAAGGAGCTGCGCCGAAACTTCCGTGCTGTCACTCCGAAATTGCCGAAAGACCTCTGTTATTTAGAGGGTAAGTACCGTGAACAGTATCTCCATGATATGAGGATATGTCAGAAGTTTGCCTACATGAACCGTGTTATGATTGCTCAGATTATATGCAATCACATGGGATGGGGTGTTGATGCAGATATGCCGGACTTCTTTGAGTGCATCCACAATTATATCGACCACGACTCCAACATCGTCCGTAAAGGTGCTATCTCTGCCAAGTACGGAGAAAAGGTTCTTATCCCCATCAATATGCGTGACGGATGTATTCTCGGAACCGGTAAGGGAAATGAGGATTGGAACTGTTCTGCGCCGCACGGAGCCGGACGGATTATGTCCCGGATGAAAGCAAAGGAAACTCTAAACATGAGTGATTATTCAAACTCTATGGATGGCATCTACACTACTTCCGTATCAGAGGAAACCATAGATGAGGCACCGATGGCATACAAGCCTATTGATGAGATTGTGGAATGTATTGGAGAAACCGTTGATATTCTTGCGATTCTGAAACCTATATATAATTTCAAGGCAAGCGAATAATGTGGCATTGATAGACACATTGATGTATAATGGACTAAACATTTATATAGGGAGGATATGTCTATGAAGATGAGATCTTTTGCCATACTGTTACTGTCGGCCGTTCTTTTGACTGGTTGTGGCGGCGGTACATCTACCAAAAATGGCACTACTGCGGTCACGGCTACGACAGAAAGCAAAGACAAAACAGACCTTGCAGATTTGATGAGTACGCAGGATTATTCCTGTACTGTGGATGATTCTTTTATGTATTACGTTACGTATGTAACAAACAATTCAGATAAGGTTGTGAGTATTGATCTGAATGTGACCGCATTGGATTCTTCCGGCAGTATGGTTGGTTCTTCCAGCGATGGAACAAAAGCGGTTGCTCCAGGGCAAACAGCCGGTATATGGACCACATTTGATAAATGGGATAAGATTGATAGTTTCGATTACACACTGTCGGTATCAGAGGAAAAGGAATACTCTCCTGTCTATTCTGACTTATCCGTTGACTACAATACTACCGACAGCGGCATTGTTGCATCCGTGACAAACAACGGAACTTCCGCCGTAGATTATGTGTTGATGGATGTGGTGTACCTTAAAGATGGGAAGATGGTTAATTTTAGCGAATTATCTTTTATGGATGATAACCAGAAATTGCAGCCCGGTACAACTCTTTCCCAGGAGGGCACTTGCTACTCTGATTCCGGTTTTGATGATGTAGTGATTGCCATAAATGGCAGGAAATGATTTAAGGCAGAGGTTTTATCCCTCTGCCTTTTCTATGAGTTCCCATGCCTTTTCATCGCCAAATTCTTTCCTTACGGCTTTCCATAATCTGAGGTACTTCTTGGATTCTCTGTCCCTTTCAGTCCTCGCCTTGTCAATCTGGCTTCTGAGGCGGCTTATATACTGCTCGTCCTCTGTCTGAATCAGCTTATCTGAGTCACGGTACAGTGACCGGATCATACTTTCTTTGAGCATTTCCACCCACGGCGTAGATACCTCTGTACTGCGCCCATTGATTGAACGGCGTGTTTTATATTCCCTATCGGATAAATCCTGTTTCTTGGCTTTCTTGGCGCAGTAATCGCCAATATACACGCCAACCCAGTCTGGGATCTCTCCTTTGACCTGATCGTAAAGTTCTCTGGTAAGCACATAATAGTTGTAGTGACCTACGAACGATTTAACTGCTGCACTATGGAAATCTGCCTTTGATACCTTGACCTCATAGCATCGGAAAATGCCCTTTGTGTCGTATGTCATGTAGTCCACACGCTCCTTGCCTCCATATCCTATTGTTACCTCATAGCAGCCAAATGTTCCCATTTTGTATGTGGCTCTTCTGATTGCTTTTTCCAACGCTACGGTTTCTGCGGTTTTCATTTCAGGTCCTCGATTGAGAACACCAGACCTACGCAGTAGACCTCTCCATCTTCCCAAATATCAAATCTCTCACAAGGAATTTCTGTCTCATACGTCCATGTTGCCGGAAGTCCGTCTCGGTTCATTCCATCACACCATCTGGCATCTATCCAGTTGGCACGTTCTTCTCCCTCCTGATCTACTCCGTCCTTATCGAAATAAACTCTTCCACCATCGAAACAACCTCCCTCATCGCAGATTGCTCCATTGAACTCCATCAAATCATCTGATGCGCCCGTCACAATGACGAGACCGCTCTGTTTTGCCTCTTCCAGTACATCATCGAAACTATCTCCGTATGCTCGTCCATAGAGCTTATTTGCCAGTTCTCTTGCTTCCATATTGTCCTCCTTTAATCTGTGTATACAACAATTTCCTGTCCCTCCATTCTGTACCCAAAGCAGAGGTTTCCGCCATCCGCTATTATGGCACATTCATGGTCTGACAGATTGTTTGCGTTTCCGATAATTTGATAGCGTTTGCAGGCATATCCGCTGTCTCCGCTCATTATCACGGTTTTTTCTGCTAGGATCTTCTCTTTCTGTTCATCTGCCATAGACTCCCACTCATATCCATATACCACTACCGCCTTATCCTTTATCTTCTCATATTCCTCATACCATGTTTTTATCATTGGCTAATCCACTCCTTGTAGCAAATCCCATTGTTGCCGTCAAATTTCATATATGGATTTATCAGAGGACTTCTAAAAATGTCAATTTCTCTGCCATTGAGCATAAATTTGAATGAGATACTGTTGTATGTTCCTTTTGTCCCTACCAACTCCACACTCGTATTGCTCTGCCCCATCATAATATCCTCTACATCATATTCAGTTCCGATTTCCAATCCGTCCTCTTCTCTGATGGCTACTGCCTTGATTGGTATGTGATTCTGTACACGCATGGCTTACTCCTTTCTCTCATATTTGCATTTTGGAAAATGAGTTCCAATATCAAGGAACATATCGAGAATGATCTTTCCTGTTTCTCCACAGAAATTTATATGTCCTGCGTCTGTCTGCTTTACAATCAGCTTTTTACAGTTAAGACAGCAATCCTTTTCGTTACGTTCCTAAAATATTTGTAGTGGTGTCTTTTTCATCCTTAATCCCTTTCTCTCTGAAATGCTCCATGATTTTGCAGATTGTGGCATCTCCGACACCTTTGATTTTTGAGATTTCTTTCAGAAAATCATTGACCGTCATTCCGGTAGCTGATTTCTTTCCCTGATTAAATCCCTCACTCCTGGCTTTTTCCACTCTGTCATTGACATACTGCACCAACTGTTCATCGGTCATTTTGCGAATTTTGACCGCTTTTTCATGTACCTTATCTTCATTTACTGTTCTGCGGCAGCTTCTCTTCTTTGCCATTGCAATCCTCCTATCTCATGTATGTTTCAACAATACACGCATCATCCTCCGGTGTCCTTGGAAATTTGAACACGAATCCGGCTGACATTACATCATCTTCGCATCTTTTAAGGTTTTCATATTCGCAGTAAACATTTGTTGGCCGGCTTTTCTCTCCGTCCCATACTCTTGCCACCACTTTCCCCGGGAAATCTTTCGGACTGTCGTATATCACTACCAACGGTACTTTTATATCTGAATAGTCTACCAGATTAAGTGTTGGTACTCTCTTATACAACGGTGTATTCTGCTTTGCTAATTTCTTCTGTCTGTTCACTCCCATACCTCCTTTAATTCCACATGGAATGATTTCAGTAGTTCATCGTCCATATTTGACATAAATGTTCTGTACGATATGTCTGGCTTATTTTCCATAAACCACTCTACCGCCTTTTGATTTCTGGCTGTTCTGGTAGATAGATTTCTCCAATTATCCTGATACCGAACCCGTCTCAATTCTCCGTACCATACAAGAAATCGTTCTCTCGTGCCATTCCTATCAATCCTCATAGGCACATACGGATCAACAATCTCATAGTCTATCCGGCGGACCGCTGCCGGAACTGCCATAACCCACATTTCTCCCGTGGCAACAGCATCCGGCACTTTATCCGCTATCTGCTCCGGCATGAGGATAGCATCACTCTCTATGTAATACGCATGGATAACAACCGGCACGCCGACTCTTGCCATGTTGTACACCACTGTTCCGCCTTGCGGCATCGCTTGGATTGCACTCAATATGTTAGGTGCTACGCATATCCTTGGAGTGGTGTTATCCTCATCCGGGCAAATCTGTTTCGGAACTCTCGGAACAAATCTCTCTACTTCATCAAATGAAACGTGAACCAATTTACTGTTGTTTCTTTTTCCTCTTTGCTTCATCCTTTTTCCGTTGGCGTTCCTCCCAGTAGGGATGTTCCAACCTTTCTAGTCCAGTGCATCCTATCTGCAGGCACTTATGGACTTTCATTTGCTTCGTTGATAGATACCCTTTATGTGTTTTGCAGTACGCTACCGGAGATTTAACCATATTTTTATCAATGCTCCGAAATAAATCAGGCATGGATAAGAGCTTTCGGGAACTCTTGAATGAGTTCTTCGCCCCAAATGTCCGTGAGGCTTGGTTTCATAAATACCGGTATGTTGTACTTTCTGCACTGCTCAACAATATTTTCTATCCATTCTCGTCTTGGTATGACTTTATCTTTTCTGCTGCCAGTCTCCGCTCCTACGATGATCCACTCCGGGATGTATGATTTCTCACTCAGCTCTCCAAAGTCTGTCAGTATAGGCTCTACTGACAAAAACGTATGGAACTCATAGTGTCCGTCCTGTCCCATATACTCCGTATCTGGATCTGTGACTGTCGTTCCGTACCACATATTATCTCTGAGTGGTAATTCTCCGTAATGATGCAGCTCAATATATCTTCCGGGATTCTTCGTGAGGAAGAGGTAATTATGCTGCGGAGCTTTCTCACAAGCATTAAACACTTCCCTGATCCATCTATCAGGAACCCACTCTCCAAACACATCCGACATTGATCCGACAAAGATATTTCTCTGCCTCTTTTTGTCTCTGTATTCTCCCATGCGGTATCTGTGGATTGTCGGCACAAATCCATGCGGATAGGCGCATCTGAATTGTTTTCCGGTCTCATCATCAACATAATACGGTTGCTCATTTATCTCATAAGTTTCAGAACCATCGTCTCCGAGTTTGTACGTCTCCGGTTCTACCAGATGGCATCCTTTCCGTGATACGAAACGGTTTGCAATGCCTCTGGCATAACAATAAGGGCATTTATGACGGCAGCCGGTAATTGGATTCCATGTGCTGTCAGCCCACTCTATTTTCGTTTTATCCAAGTCTCTTCCTCCTACCTGTGTATTTCCCTACATGATTGATATAACCGCAATAACAGCACTTTACCTCGTCCCTAAGACGGCTCTTGTAAATCTGATTTCCACAGCATCCACAGTCAAATTCCTGTGGATTGATTTTCTTTTTCTTCATAAACGCATCACTCCTTTGGAAATAATTTGTCATAAAACCATTCAATATCACGGCGAATCTTGAAATATCTAAATTTGTCCTCTTCGCTCGTGCTTCTTACACTGATATACCCGTGAAAAGCATTTACCTCTTCTACTACCACCGGAAGCTCTGCATATTCCGTCTTTAACATCCACTCACTTCCGAGAGGGTATTTATCGAATTTTGAATAGTCGATCTTTTCGTCCGCATGAAACGGAAGATCGTATTTTCTTTTATCCACAGCCAAATCGTCAATATAGCAAGTGGCATACACTTTCCTTGGATTGTTACCATATTTTTCAACGTTTTCCGGCAGATTATCATTGACCGCGTCGAACTCTAAACCAAATTTTCTGCACCAGTCCACCGCCTCTTTCAGATGTTCTTCTACTCTGCAAGTCCAAAGGATCACTTTTGCTCCCTCTGTTCTGCGTTGAATAAGGTGTTGTATCAGTTTTTTATTCGGTGCTCCAATTCCAGGCCACTCGCTTTCGCAAAGTGTTCCATCGAAATCTACCGCATAAATCGGTACAAAACTACTCATCTCTATTCCTTTCCATCCCTAAATCGAATAGGGATAATTGTGCTTTTTCTCTTTCTAGCCTTGCGCTGGATAGCTTATACATATCCTCATCAATTTCAAATCCAACAAACCTCACGCCGTTTCTGTGATATGCAATGAGGCTTGACGCAGATCCTACATGGGTGTCAAGTACCACCCCCCCCGATAGCTTAAAAGCACCTACTAGATATTCGTACAATGCTATCGGTTTCTGGGTTGGATGGATGCGCTTCTCTGAATTTGTTCCGCCAGTGTTTGAGTATCTGAACAGTTTTGCCGGGAGATTGTAAGAAGTCCACGCAATCTCCGCTTGCGAAAAGGCATCCCACGGCTGCACCTTATCCCATACAACAAAGCACTTTGTTGGTGGCAGATTGAAATAATTTCCGCCCCATATAATCTGATTTTTCGATACGCGAAACAATTCTTTGAAGTATTCCTCCGTTGGCGGTTTGCTATCCCATTCCTTTACCTGTCCACTCCGTTTCAATCTGCTTGCGGTGCTTTCGGATGGATAACCGTTCTTCGTCCGGCTCTTATTGGTTCCCATCGCCATGTTCGGCGCATTGATTCCGTATGGTGGGTCTACGATTGCCACATCAAAGTATTTATCAGGGAAAAGTTTCATGCCGGCCATACAGTCCATGTTGTAGTAACCAAAATCTAATTTATCCACTTAATAATGCTCACTCCCTTATAACCTTTTTGAAACTCATACCACGCATACGCAACTGCACTTCCGCCTCCGGCTTTCATTTCCTCAAACATTCCGTTTTTGGCGCACAGAATACGGCTGCGTGACACATATACATATCTCGGAGGGTATTTCTTAAACAGTTCGCCTCTAGCCTTTCCCTCCAAAAACTGTAATTTAAGAAACATGAACACTTTTCTCCCGTCCGGTATGATCGTCATTGCGTGTTCAATAAACTCTTTCGCGTACTTGTATGGAGGATTGGTAAGAATATCGCCATCCCACATTTTTGTTGTCTGCAAGAAGTCTATTCCACCCTCTCCATACCCTCTGTCGATAAGATCTGTACTGCGGACCTCATAACCGAGTTCTATGAGACGTTCTGATAAGTGTCCTTGTCCTGCAGAACACTCCCAAATCTTATGATTCAGTTCTGCCCCCCCCCTGTAACAATGCGTCTACTGCGATAGGGTCTGTTGCATAGTAGTCGTTAATCTCTCTTTCTTTCTCTGTGTGGTTGGATGCGCCAAGGGTTGTAAAAATACTCTTGCCGTTTCCGGTCCAATCTTTTCCCATCTCTGATCTCCTTATAAATATCCAAATCTATAACCATATATGGATTCTAGTTCTCCGCGGCATACCTTACCGACCGAGTTCGGCGGTAGGTTGTACAGTCGTTCCGCCTCCCGACATGAGAAAAAGATTTCTTCCTCATCGCCTATGCAGATAACCATTCTGCGTTTCCCTGGCTTGTCCTTGCGGTTTCCGCACTGTACGCCCTTATCCGCCCATCTGAGGTTGTATATGCTGTTGTCAAACCTCTCCACGTTGTTTATATGGTCTACGGTGTCATACCGCCGTCTATCGCCCATGAAGAAAGTCTGCATAACAATCTGGTGTCTCTTAAACCGTACTTGGTTTCCGTCCATATCTGTGAACATACTGGAAATATCGTATTTATCTCCGTATGCCATATTGCAGAGGATTCCGTTTCTTATAAGTCTCCCAAATGTTGATATGTAGCAGTTGATGTTGAAATCATGCACGCTCTTAACTTCCAAATTCTCATCGAATTTTACAAGCTGCGTGACCTTTCTCCACTTTTCTTCTTTGTCCGGGTACTTCCGGCGGATGTAATCAAAAGTTTCTGATTCTCTCATAACTTCTCAAATGTGTATACTGAATGTCTCGTTGTTACTGTGATTTTCCCTTTTATCTCAATGTAGGAGATTGCCATGCTCGTTGTGAGTTCTCCAACATACGGCGTACCATCGGCATTTGAGATCCACTGAATTACCATCTGTTCTCCAATTCTCACGTTTGGCTTGGTGCATATTCTTCCTACTCTGTCAGGGTATCTACCATCTGTCCGTGGATTGCCCTCTCTGTCCGTTATTGAAACTACTTTGTAATTTTCCATAGCGTTCTCCTTAAAACAGATGGAACAAAAGCAGATCTTCGTTATCCGCCGGATCGCACTTCTCTTTCCATTCCAGTTTTCTCACAACATCCCACGTTTTCAGGCAGATGTTGGATAAATCATATTTTTCATATACTCTACGGTCGATGAACAACCGCATATCCAAATTCTCTCCATAGAGGTTGTAACTCATATATTTCAGATTGCGAATATCATCATCCGTTGCCTCGGCATGGAGTGTTACTGTGATTCCGTCTAATCGGTCAAGGATTTTTCCGTAATCATCTATTGATAAACAAGCTGTGTATAAATACACTCTCTGCTGTTTATTCTGCTTTTTCAGTGCCTTGATAAATCTCAGCAAACTGTCTGGATTGAGCATCGGTTCTCCTCCGGTTATCACAACTTCCTCATAATCTGAGAGAACTGAAATATCTCCAATACTTGCAACCTTTCCGATTGTCTCATTGCAGCATCCGGGACATTTTCTGTTACAGGCTAATGTCACTATTACTCTCGCTGTCTTTTTCATGTTTCCTCCTTAATCCATGCCGTCATAAAGACTTTCAGATAATTCAACCTGTTCGTCTGTCAAATCCCTAAGTGCATTGATTATCTTCATCTTTGTTTCTTTGCATGGGAAATATCCGTACTTTGCATATCTCAGCATCCGTTCAAAAGTGCTCATTGGAAACGGAATATCTTTAGCAATTACAATCCGTTTAAGATGCAGATGTTCAAAAAACGCATCATCCATCAGGATTTTGTACTCAATGTGTGTTTCCGCTATTCCAATTTCCTCTAAGAAATGTTCATCTTCCAGAGTTTCAAACGGAAGTTCTTGTTTTTCCGCTACCGCACCAGTTTCATCCTCTACTTCCTCTTTGTAATATGCGAACTTCGTAATTGTGAAATCGAACTTATTCAGAATTTCTTCCGGTTTTCCAAATATTTTGCAGCAAAGTTCAATCACAACACCTGTTTCAATGTGTTTGTACGCCTTTACGTTGTCGTTTTCGTAGTGGAAATGATATTTCTCATCTCTTACATCGTCTCCGTCATATCCCGGTGTCTGGCTGTCAAAATACTGTACCGCATCATCAAAATCACTTTTATTCTCAAAGAAAATATCAATATCCTTTACCTTTTCTTTATTGAATATGTTTTTGAAACATCCTCCACATATAAATCCTTTGTGACCGGTCATGTATTCATCAAGCCAATTTAACATCCAGAAGTTTTCTCTATCTCTCTTTATTAGAGCCATGCTTCCTCCTATCTCCGTGCCATTGCATCCTCGTATAACCGCTTATACACGTCCCTCTCAGCAGTTATCTTTGCAATTTCCAACTGTGTCTCAATGTCCGGCATCTCCACCTTTTCTGCAATAGGTTCGGGTTCTTTCTCGTCTGGCTTCACTGCTTCATTTGCAGCTTCCGCCCACTTCTTTACCAGATCATTTGATTTGATGTTAATTCCAATACCGATACTTACCGCCAATGCCGCATCAATCTTTTTCATTTCCGCCATAGAACACTGCCCTATGTAGTCTCCCACCTTATCCTTATTTACCGTGTCAATCTGCTCACAAAGCACAGTGGACGGATATTTTGAGCTGTTGATTTTAACGTGTGTCGGCAACGGTTTCTTTTCCTGGGTGGTAAGGTAAACCACTTCCAATATGGGAGCCGCATTGTTTCCAATGTCATTGCTTATAATTACCGCCGGTCTACCCCCCCCCTGTACATTTCCGCTATATTCGCTCTCGTTGCGGATATAGAAGATTTCCCCTCTATAAAATTCTTTGCTCATAGTGTCCTCCTATCCCATTCGCGGATCGTAGTCCTCGAACCGTTTTATGGTTTTGAAAATTTTTCTGTTATTCACATACCTTTGAAGTAATCTCACGGTGTCTCCGCCCTTTGTGTGCTGCTTGTCGTACACCATTACATACGGGTCATAATCCATATCTCTCAGGGTGTATATCCGTTCCAAATCCTGCTCGATTGTTGTGTCGAAATTCGTCAGAACGAACACGCTTGTTTTTCTGGCTTTCCATCCAGTTATGTCCTTGAACATTTTGAACTTTGGCACAATAAGTTCTTTATCCTCGTACCGGTCCCATGCAAAATGAACGCTGTCAACTCTTAACTGTCTTATCATTTCCGCCTTTTCATCTGTCATAATGCGAATATCTATCCCCTGATTGATGTTTACCTTTGCTTTGCTATCAATGAGCTGCTGCAATAAATCTTTCCAGTCCTTGCAAGCTATGAGGTTCGGATCGCATAGAACAATGTTTTTCTGTCCCCTCCAAAACTCAGATAAATCCGCAACTTTGTGGGAACATCTTCCCTCTTTTGCTTCAACATGGCAGAAATTACAGCCTCTCGGACAGCCTCTTGTGAGAAATCCGTATGCCGTATCTTTGCATAATTCAGGGTAAAGATCGTAGTCTGGGTAAATGTGTTCCACCTCTTCCGGTAGCGTATGATCTCTTTCTTTGTGGTAAATCTCTCTCCCATCTACTGTTTCTATGCAATAACCAGAACCGCCGCGTATAACATCATCTGCATCTACAAAATGTTCATAATCCGGTGTGAAACTGAATACCTTTGACATATACACACGATCCATATGTCCTGAGAATAAAGGGCTATACCACTCGACTGAATCTCCTATGCTCTTATGCCATGCTGACAGCTTCATAAGCGGTATGTTTGGGAAATTGTGTCCGTCTACGTCAATCAGTCCTATCCTCATAGACCTCATCCTCCTGCGGCATCTCGAACACTCCAAGTGGTTGATCCGCCACATATTCACATACTAAGTCTCTGGGGTTTTCATCCTGACCTCTCGCAAACAGCAAATTCATGGTGTAGCAGTCCGTAAGCATTGAAATCGCCATTCTGCATTTTTCTTTCGTGGAATATCTGCCAATCACTACTCTGTTTTCTCCTACGAGGGCAGCAACTTTGTACCGCCCATCATATTTGCTGTCCGCGCTGTATTCCGTTACCTTGTCGTGGTTCAGAACTACCGCTCCATCCTGAGACTTAACAAACATCACGTTTTGCCTCTCTTTCCTTAATTCGCCCCATCTGTCGATTGATTTTGAAATCAATTCGATCCTCTACCTCTGCTACGCAGTTAAAAATAATTCCCAACTGTGTGAGCATAATCTGTACATCTGCGATTTCATCAATCACTGCATCTCTCATTTCCGCTGTTTTCTCATCGCTACGGCGGAATTTCAGAATGGCTTTTACAAGTTCCGAACACTCTTCAATAGCCATATCCTCCTGTGCATCGTTTCCATACGTTTCTACGATGGTGTTGAGGTTTCTCATCTGCTCCTGTGTCAATACCATTACCTCCTAATATCTGATATTTAGATTTCCATGTTCATTGATCCAATCAATAATTTCCTTGAAACCAAGACCTCCCTCGTCCCACGGTTTCATAATGTACTCATACTGTTTGGGATGAGTGAGTTTCATCTTTTCAAATCTTCCTGGGGACTTTTCAAGGTGGCATCCATAGCCGCAGAACATACAACCAGTACGTTCACATCCGGTCGTTTTGAGAACCGGTCTGCCGAGGTCGAAGATTTCCATATTGCTTACATCAGCTAATGTCATTTGACCGTGTGCCTCATCCTCTGTTACAACCTTTCCGTATACAGAACAGATTTCAAATCTCTTCGGATTCTTTTTGATGTATTGTCTGGCTTTTCTTCGCTGAATTTTATCTACCCTGTGCCGGACTTCCATGTTACAAACCGCTAAGTTTTGGTCGTATTCATCTTGCAGTTGCCGTATGTAAAGAAGTACATCCTGCTCCGTCCAAAAGCTCATAGGGTTGCTGATCGGAGATTTCATATCAAATCCATTGCATCCATTTTTAAGCCACTGCTGCGTTCTTAATCTGCTCTCACTCGCCATTTGAGCCGTCATTGGTTTACGGCCTGTTTGTCTGGCATAGGCATGAGCCGGAGCCTTTTTCATTACCTTGCAGCACTCGGAGGATATTTCCCACGGACAGTCGATAAAGAACTTGTATCTTTCACAACTGTATTTACTTCTTTCTCCGTTAGGGATATTCCCCATCGTCATTGCTCCGAAAAGAATCTTTACTCTGACGGGTATACTCTCCCAGTCCCCTAAGTTTTCTATACTTGTTGTCTGCCCCCCTGGACGGCTTTTGCATACTCGCCAGATCCAGTGAGTTTACGGTAGAATTGGTTGTACCCCCCCCGCGTAAGAATTTCCTTGCGCCGTATACGCACTCGGAAACCTCTTTGCTGATGAATGGGTAGCCATATCTTTCAATAACCTGTCTGAATGTCATTTTGGGTTTTATCCAATCGACATTGTTGAACTGTTTTACAAACTGTCTGATTTCAGGATATTCAAGACCTGTATCAACAAACATAGCCTTAATGTTGGGGTACAGTTTTCTCGCAATATCAAGTAGAACTGTACTGTCTTTTCCGCCAGAGAAAGAGACATATACGCCATCCTCGCCGTACTCATCTACCCACCCCTTGATTCTCCACTGTGTCATTCTGACTTTTGCATTAAGCGGTAAGGACTGCATCTGGTAGAGGTCGGATATAACGTGTTTGTTACTCACTTCTCTGTTTCTCCTTTCTGGTGTTACATATAAGTTGCTTCTTTGAATACGAATGTGTCCTCAGAGTCTACCTTTTCCGATAACTCTCTCAGGCGCAGATCGTTGGAACTGTAAATCTTTTTCTTTTTCATATCAGCCACAAAAAACTCCTGCCCTGCCTGAATGTACTCTCCGACTTTGCTCTTCCGGCAAATCTCGTAGGAAGCATACTCAGTCTCTTTATCTTCTGTCTGTTTTTCCTTTGCGGTTTTTCCTAACATACCGTTTTTTCTCCTTTCTTTCATAATTATGTTTGTCCGACTAAACATTCTCTTCAAAAAAAATTTAATGCAATCCGTCAGACCATCTATACAGAATAACGGCGGTATCTTCGTTAGGATAAGAAACTCCCAAGAATTTTCCATTAACTGTTTCGCAAGCCTCTGTTACTCTGTCCACGAATTTATTGAAGTCCTCTTTCACTGTCACATAATCGTGAAATCCCATTGTTCCCTCGTCTCTTTCGTGGCTTTCTCTCATTACCACCATCTGTTTTAATTTTTCCATATTGCCTCCTATTTCTTTACCTTGCAGTCTCTATATACATCCTCTTTTCCGATGAATAACTGCCCTAAGATTGCAACCAGAACATTTACCACGATACTGTTTCCGGCCTGCTTATAAAGCTGTGTGTTACTATTTACTTTCTCCGCCTTATGGAAATCTGCATCTGAGAAATCCATCAACCGCCAGCACTCTTTTGGAGTGAGCTTTCTTATGCGGTACTCTGTGCAAACCTTTGAGTTCGCATCTCCATGCGTTCCGGCGGTCAACGTTGGAGAATTGCCATTATCAGAATAAACAGATCCGCATTGACTTCCCTCGTTGGAAATCTGCCCTACTTTTGCCATTTCTGTACTCCTTTCCGCGAGATTGTCACTATGCTGCATACCGTCCTGCCCCCCCCCGAACAATTTTCTCAATACGGCAAATCCCCATGCTTTGGGATGTAAGTGTAGGGCATACATGACCGCCGCCTTGCACTCTTCCTCGCCGTAATTTACTTGTCGGGTATGAGAAATCTGCAACTCCGCCAATCTCACATTCGATATAACCTTTCTGTGTTGCCTGCCGGATGCCTACATACTCTCTATCCATCATCCACCGTCCTTATCTCTAAAACCAGATTGTCTTTTTGAACAGTTGTGAGGGTGTTGGATATACCATCAGTTCTTGCTTCAAGTTGAGTCATATTGCCTCTTTTTTCTGAAATCTGGTGGCTTTCGTATAATTTTCTTATCCTTTTGCCGTATTCAGTTCTGACGCAACGGCATATCGCAAAGTCAATCCTCATTTACTCTTATCTCCAAAACATAGTTGTCTTTTTGGACGGAAGTAAGTGTATTGCACAACCCCTCTGAGTTTGGCTCTAACCGTTGTTCCGTTGGTGCGCCTGTGGTTCTGTCTGATGGATTGCTTGGGTTTCGCCCTCTGCTTGCAACAATGATTCTTTCAACCACGTTTTCGCCTCCGTCTCTGTTATTATGCAAGGTACAGTACCCCCCCCACTCGTAATCGCCGGAGCTATGCCGCCGGTATCATACACTCGCCCTTGGTTTGGGTTCTCTCTCGTGGAAGTGGGGAGAATATTGCCTAACCTCTTAATCCCGGTCTGCAATATCTTCTTTCCTTTCCTTGATTTCTAATATCTTTGGTTCCAAATTGCCCCCCCACAAGTGTTTAAGGTCGGGGCAATTCCGTCTACGGAATAAATTCTTCCGCTCTGAGGATTATCCCAGCTCTTTCCTACGGCGATATTCCCCAGTTGTATGCAGCGTACCTTATTTGCCATTTCATAGTTCCTCAATTACATATTTCAAATGTTTGTAGTCGCTCGCCAATAGGGTAGGGCATATCATTTTGTACAATGCTTTATTGTATGGGTCGTAGATTCCACAAGAACTTTCGGAGGATCTTTGTAGTCTGTTGCCCTTATCGCTTGGCAAATCCCCCCCCCGATAAAACTCGGACCCTGTCCTGGACTTCTTTTTCCGGGTTCAGTGATCCGACTACGATTATTCTGTCTGCCATTTACTTTTCCCTCCACTAAAACTTTCGGTGGATCTTTATAATCCGTTGCCGACAATGCCACTGATATGCCATCTGGGGACATTATACGTCCTCTTTCTCCGCCTGTTCCCGTATGAGCCACAATCAATGGCCGGCTCATGGTTCATCTGAGCTGTCTACTTCTGTAACACCACATCCCAATGATGCCGGTCTACTGAGCCTCTGCCCCCCCCTAACGGTTTTTGAGATACCGTCTAACTGACCGCTCTCTCGTAAGTCCTTGATGAGTTTCTGTGCCTTTTCAGAGTTGATGTAATACTTTTCGTCTACCTCGTCCTCCAAATAATCTTTCATTGTCTTATCCAGTGGAACCGGCTGCGGAAATTTGTAATTATAATCTCCCAAAATAGATACCATGAAACAACGCTCTCTGTTCTGTGCCACTCCGTAATCCTTTGCATTGAGGATCTGCGTATAACACTTATATCCCTTGCTTTCAAGAAAGCTGCACCAGCTATGAAAATCGTCTATGTTGTCTGCGCTGATAACCTGTGGCACATTCTCCATGAGAAGTATCTGGGGAAGATTTTCTGTCTCATTCAGAAGTCTTTCAACTTCCCACAGTAACCCGGAACGTGTTCCTGATCCTTTTTTCATTCCTCGCATCTTTCCGGCGAGTGATAAGTCCTGGCAAGGTCTTATGGAAACGAATACGTCATAAGGTAGGTGTATCTGTCAGTATTCGTTATTGCCAGATCACCCCCCCTCATTGAGCAAATGTTGACAAGGTTGTGCGTGGCTTTTATGTTGTTGTAACATTCTCTGCGCCATGCGTCACTGTATGAATGACTCCTTATCTGCTCTTCCGTGAGAGGTTTCTTTCCATCCACGGATATTCCCAACTGAGTAAGTGCCTGTATAACATCCTCAGAACTCATTTCTGCACTGTAATCCGTATCATCGTCCGCCATGTGAATAGCTTTGTATGATGCCGTGGCGTGCATTTCCCATTCAGACATAAGGTAATGTTCAAACGGTACGCCAAGATTACGAAGTGCCATCGCCTGAGAACCAACCCCGGCAAACAACTCTATCAATCGCACCGGGTTGTCAGTCTTAAATGTTGGGTACATTAAATCAAACATTGAAATCTGATCCACTCGTTTTCTCCTTTCTTTGATTTTTTATCATGCAAAATCTCGCATAATTAAGCTGCCGGAAGTAGTCATTATTCGCATTTTCCCACATTGCCGGTAAGGTACTCAGCCGTGTTTCATAACACTTATCGCACACCTTTTTCCCTTTCATTGTTGGATTTTTGCCACATATATAGCAAATGCCGTAGTCCGGTCTCTCTGAACGTGACAAATCGCATCGGTTTTTGTCTCTATAATTTTTCAGATACGCCCTGCATCTCTGGCATAAACCACCATTCTGTGATTGATGTTTTCCGCATCTGGGGCATAGTCCGTTTTCGATGCGTGTCTGTTTTAACTGCCTTTTCCTCAGCCGATCTTTCTCTTTCTGTTCATCGGTTTTCCCTTTTTCCGAATAACTATCTTGAAATTGACCCAAACACTCATAACATAGTTTTTTGTTAGGTTCTGCTGGATTTTTCCCACAATGAGTGCATATCCCAATCCTTTCATGGTATTTACGGTTCTGCTTGCGTAATTCAGAATTTCTTGCAGCACAGTCAGGACACATGGATCTTTCCGGCGTTGGGTTTTCCTTACCGCACTTCGGACACAATCCTCTTTCCCTCATCTCTTTGTATGATAATTTTCTCAATTCATTTCAGAGGTTCCCAGGATTTATGCGCGCTGCCCTTTCCTCCGTCTATTTTCTACCGAACTTCTCATACATTTCATCCAGTCTCTTTCTGGTTTCGTTTGACATACCGGATGGTGGTTCGGTCTTTTCCTCCGGCACTTCAATTTTTTGCATTTCTATCTGCGGGTCTACTGCCTTTTCCATAAGTGCTGCGTGTTTCTTCCCCATATCGGCTATGAGCATCCTTACATTCTCCGGCAGACGTGCCTCTTCTTTCATCCGCTGCACCGATGTCCGATAGTTCCTGATAAAGTGCGACTGTTCAATGGTTGCCACTTGGTCTGAATCCATCAACGCCCACTCTTTGAGGTTTGCCGCCGTTCCAACAGCTCTTTGGCACGCCTCCGGCAGTTTTGCAAATTCCTCTTCTGAGTTGTAACCGGAGTTCCTTAACGCCCTCTGTACCAACGCCCATGCCTGCAGTTCGCTCATGCTTTCTTCCGCCGGAGCAATAATCTCCGTTGCTTTAGTGCGAATATCTGCGATGGTTGGTGGAAAACGTTCACTCGTCATGTACTTTTGTATTGCCAAGTTTGCCTGCTCATACGGAAGATCTTGTAATAATCCATACCACACATCGAAAGCGTCTTTATCTGGTATGAATGTCGGCTGTGCGTAGACCGCTTTCATAGCTTTTACCAAAATCTTAAATTCTTCTCTTTCCATTACCAGCCATCCACATCCTTTACTCTGTTTCCAATGCGATCTCCGCTATTTCTGTATGCAGAAGATGATTGCAATTTATCCCAAATAATGCCTTTCCATCCATTCGACATACATTCATCAATAAGATTGCATACGGCAGTATCTCCATAGACAGAGACCTTATTGGCAACCTGTTTTAACAACGACTTCATGCCCTGTTCCTTATATCCGTCTTTCCGTTCCGTCTTATACTTGAACCATTCGCGAAGTTTATCTGCCATTACATCAGATATGGTGTACTCAGGGAGAAGCCTTTCAAAAATTGATTGGGTAGTTTCCCTCTTTCCCCCTTTTTTATTTTCTTTCTCTAACTCTTTCTCTAACTCTTTCTCTATGTTACCTTTTTGAACATTAACGTTACTCTCTGTTACACGTTCGTTACATTCAGCGTTTTCGGGTGTCTCAGTGGGTTTTGTCTTGTTTTTTTCTCTCTCCCGATACTCCCTAACCCTCTGTGCGGATGCCGATTCAGACCCAATCATTTTCAGAGATTTTGGTAAAAATAGTGTGCCGTCACTTTCCGTAACCACAAGCTGTAATTTTGAAAATTGTTGTAACGCTTGTGTAACAATCTGTAACGCAAAGCCGGATGCTTCCGCCAACATTTCTGCGTCATACGGAATATCTTCGGAAAATCGCAGTTTGCCCTCATGGTCGATTGACTCTGTAATCATCCATATATAGAACATAACCAAAAGATCGCCATTATCCTTTGCTCTAAGTATCTTGATATAGTGTTTTTCAAAGAAGTTCCGGGGCATTTTGAGCCAAAAATACTTTTTCTCAGCCATCGAACGGTCCTTTCTCTATCTCTTCAAGGAATATCTCAATCCTTGGGTTTTTCTTATCCACATAGAAGTCATGCGTAAAGTTTTCGATTTCTTTCCATCCATCGTTTTTAATCACTCCGCATTTCTGTAAGGCATCCTGAAAAACTTTGTCTGCAAAGGAAAAAATATTGCCCTTGTCACGCTGTTTATCCGGCTCATAGAAGTTGTAATGAATGATGATAGGGTTTGTAATCGTAAGTCTCGGCAACTGTGTCCTGATAGCGTTACACACGATCATCTGGTAATCTCTTTTCATTTTTGCACCCATCTGAGGATGCCTTGCACACTCATGTAGGTAATCGTTAAGATCCGGTAAGGTTCTGGTTCTGCCGTAATAATTTCCTTTGATAACAACCTTGTGCATCCCTAAGCCCTCCTTTCTTTCATTATGGGTGGAGCCGCCGGAATGACGGCTCCTGGGTAATTTAACAAAAGATCCTTGTCAGGGGTTTATACCATTTAACTAATCGAATTTCTTAAAAGGAGGTAAACCGTTTGTGTGTTCTGCGGTTTTCGTGACATATTTTCCTCAGAGACCAATCTTAGGAGATAATTGCAGAAACATATTTACGGGTTACGATTATTTAGGAAATCACGAAAATGTTTGATACATCCGCAAGTTCTTTTTCGAGATACGCTTTGATGTTGGCTTTCGCCTCATTCTTCCATGCGCCTCCGTCTGCCTCAAATAAGGCACAGGTAACGCCATAGCGATCATTGTCCTTTACTCTGAAAATAAAGTTACTCATAGGCTGTGCAACTTCTGTAAAGGTTCTGTACGGCATCAGGCGGCAAGGACTCGGAACTTCAACTTCCTGCAGAGAGGCAACGCCTTTCTTGATTGCCGCTTTCTGTCCTACTCCGGTGTCTCCGTATTCTGCAACAGTGCCGGCCTTAACATTTCCGGCAAACTGTAAGATGATAGGCTTATCATTTGCCTCAGCATCCTCGTTTAAGAACTTGGACTGCACACCGATAACAAACTCTTCGTTTCCGATGAACTGACCGAATGAAAACTCCGGGATCTCTGCTTTGACAACTGCCAGTGTTTCTCTCTGGCGGTCTGCATCCAAACTGGAGAACAGACGAACCTCAGTAGGAGATACCACCTGGGCGATGTAATGACCGGTCTTGAAATCTGCTTTACTCTTTTTGATGAAATCCACAAGGCTGCTCAGATTACTCATTGTGATACCGGTTGCTCTGAGTTCCTTGCCGATCTGCGTCATATCTTTGTCTACATAGGTTCTTCCCTCGATTTCCTCAATATGGGGAGCATCGAGAGAAAGAATCTTCTCAATAGCTGCTTTTAACATATCTTCCTCCTGTTACTGTACGATCTGCCAATCCTCAGCCAACATATCAGCCTGAGATGCGAGCCATCCCATCTGTACGCCGGATGTTCCGACAAATGCGATTGCTTTGTTTCCGATAGCATCATGTTCGCAGTTCACAATATCGCCACCGGCGTTTTTATAGCTGATATTAGTTGCAAGTTCAATGTACTGGTTCTTTCCGTTCCATCCCTGCCTTGCAACTTTCTTACCAGACTTCATCGCTTCTATTGCTTTTCCAAAATTCATTATGTCCTCCTTTAATCATTAACCGCTTTCAGGCTAATAACCTTGTGTTCAGTTTTCTGCTCTGGCTGTTTTTCAATAACCTCTCCGGTTTCAGGATCGCAACCAAGTTCCTCTGCTGTTACCGGATTTTCTTCCTCAACTTCCTCCGGGTTCATGCTCATACCGCAATCGTCCAAGGTAAGCTGTCCTTTGATCGCACCTTTGGAATGTTCAGTAAGGGTTGTAACACCACTTCTGAAATCCTTATTGATGAACAACTGAGTTTTCAGTCCCATCTCAGGAGCTAACTTAACGGAAGTCTGTACCTCAACGGAAACATCCTCTCTATCATCCTCATTGGGAGTAAGAGTGATCTTTACATCAAGGACACGTTTCTTCTTTGCATCAGTGTTCAAATCCAGAATGTTATCTGAGATTTTCGCTAACGCTCTGTCGATACGTTCCTGAACGCCTCCGGCACACATGGATGCCAATGTAAGTTTCTCTGCCACTGTTTTCACTTCCTTTCTAAAGAATTATTTATAATAAGCGTATCGCCTACTATACGAATGTTTTTCCGTATCTTCTCCGAAACATTTCCTTTGCCTCGTTTTTATCCTTGGCTTGTCCGGTAGATACCATTTCAAGCTCATACGCCAACTGTGCAATGATATGGCTCATTACTTTCATTTCCTTGTTGTGATGGACACTCATTCTACTTGAATTGTGATGGTCCGGCGATAAAGGAACCCACAGGCCATCCTCGTCTGCATGGTTCCTGTTCGCCCCACCCATCAAATGGTGTCTCTCGACACCGTAAGAGCCGTCTATCATATCGTAATCAGCGTATTTCATATCAATTACGATTGAATCTTTCATTAAATCTCTCCCATCAGCATATCCATGGAGACAGGACCATCCAGAATCTCAGTATCGGCGCAATAATCGCATACCTCACATCTAAGTGGCTCAATGTCTCCATCTTTAATGCGTTGGATTTTCACGATATTGTTTTTGACCTCTGCCAGTTTTTCATCCATCATCAGCGGTGGAACTTCAATAACCTTGATTCTCGGATGAGGAATGTTGTCTGTCTTATCCTTGCTGACAGCACAAATGTAAAACGGCAAGAGATCACCTGTATTCTGTCTGTAAATCTCTCTGTACACGGCAGCTTGCAAATCATATCCCCACCATTCGCAGAAATTGAGTCTCTGCCCCAGGTCCTTTGCGTAAAAGGTTTCTGTTATGCTCTTTACTGTTTTGAGATCAGTGATTCGTCTGCCGTCTGCACTGTCAATTTTGATTTTGACAGGAACTCCCTCAATTTCTCCGGTCATAATAACCTGTTTATCTCCGGCCATGTACTGCATGAAAACTGGATCTTTCACGGCACGGTCAATCATAATTGAGGCCTGTTTGTATTCGGATTTCAACTCTCCGGCGGTTTTACCTCTGGATGAGAAGATTTCCGGGTGCTGTGCGGAAAATGTAGGAAGTGTACCCTCAAAGTAGGCATCCACATAGGAGCCTACCATTAACGCAGTTGTGGTTACTTCCTCAACTTCTCCCCGGAGCTTCGCCATAGCGTATGCTTCACAACCCATTTTTCCGGTCGTGCCGTTGAACTCTTTGTACTGAGAAACGGACACATACTGCATATTGGCTTCTTTGGTGTAATAGTTCTCCGGGGTAAGTTTAAGAAGATTACTCATCTACTTCCTTGAATGTTCCGTCAATCACACCATCAGAACTCTCATCTGCGTTATGAGAACTCTGATCGTGAGACTGGTAAATGTCCTGTGCCTGGTACTTCTCTTTCGGTTTTTCCTTAACATCAAATGCCGAACCATCTTCAAATGCCTGACACTGTTCTGCGGTATCAAAGTTAAGGTCAATCAACTTGCACAGTCGGCGGAGAACTGTTTTCTTACACATCTCTCCGTAACTTTCTTTCCAAGCCTTACTATTTGCTGCCTTTGAGAATGTCTGTCTGGTATGTTCAATGTCCTCTTTGCTCATTGTGTCGTACATCATGGAACCGTCTTTGTAGAGGACTACCGCAAATGCACCGATAATCTCTCCGTTTGAAAAAGTCTTAGGTCTGAAATTGACATACTGCTTACCGTTTTCAATTACTTCCTCAAACTCATCTCCCTCGCGGACTACCTTTGCGTAAATGTCCTGAATAGGATTGCTCGAATATCTCTTGCACAGCTTGATCTCTCCCTTGTAATCAGTCTGAAACTGACACTGATTTCCGTAAGGAATTGCGTAACACTCTCCATTGAAAAAATCGAGACCGAGAAACGCCCCTTTTAAGAGTGTTCGCACAACAGTCGGTGCTTCACATTTTGAAAAATCAGCCTGTCCGTCCTGCAGAACCGTCATGCAGTTCTGTAAAAATCTCTGCTTGTTGAATTTCTCCGGCAGAGCTGCAACCTGTTTTTCAAGGCTTTCGTCCAGTCCTTTATGGACTGCAACTAAATAATTTGTGTCTTTTGTTGCCATAAATAACCTCCTTGTATTTTTATGAATCTGCCTACCAAGAAAAGGCTATGGCAGGCAGATTATTTGTTTTATTCGCTATCGTCTGTACCCCCCCCGAAAAGGTTCTTCAAAAAATCCGCAAAACCATCTTCGGAGTTGGACTTAACTTTAACGGTATCGAAGCCAAATTTCTTTTTCATCAAATCAGTGAGTTTTATCGTCTGCTCAGACATAATATCTTTGATGAGGTTGTTGGTTTCCTCCGCCCACTCCATTCCACCGTCAATATCTTCGAGAAATGCCTTATTTCCAGAAGAACTGCAACTGATTGATGTAGGCGTTACTGTCACTTCACAAGTGAACGGATGGATTTCAATATCTTTCGTATCATCCATAATGTGTTTGAGTGCCATCATTGCCATAAGTGCGTCAAAGTTATCATTCTTGCCTGCCATAGTGTTTCCTCCTACAGTTCAATAACTGTTAATTCATTGTTGCTTGTGGTTCTGGTTGCTATGAACTGCAACCCTTTCTTTTTGCACTTCTCATAGAGACGTGTGCGATTTTCCTCAGACAGTTTCTCAGTACCATCAATAAGGATGATCTGTAATCCTGCCGGATTCTGAATTGCCACATCAATGCAGAGGTCAAGTTTTTCTCCCTCTGACAAATTGCTTACCGGCAATCCATTGATAAGAGGTATTCCGTCTTTAACGGTCAGACCCTCAATCGGAATCTCTGCGGTTTCCAGAATTGTTCCCGGAAGAGTTCTTGCCAGTTCGATCTTCTCTGTGAGACTGTTTGACTCACTCTGCAACTCATCAACCTCTTTCTGGATGTTCAACATTCTGCGCCACTCATTGATATGACCTTTCATCTTCTCAGTCTCATTGGCTTTTGCCATAAGATCATCAATAGGTGTGGTTTCCATATCTGCGTATTCTGCGTAGGATGCCTGCTCAGCTTCATACTTAGACACGGATGCCTCATACTCCGACTGAATTACCTTTACCTTGTCCGCTTTTACACCGGCAAGACCGTCTTTCTTCTCTCTGAGAGCTTTTATTCTCTCTTCAAGCTGTGCCAACTCACTCTCAATGTTCTTTTCCTGCTGAACCATTTCCGTATCAAGTGCGGCAATCTTAATTTCCTTGTCTGCCTGAAATGAGCGGATTTTTCCATCGTGGCTGTCTCTAAGGCGTTTTGCCTTTTCAATGGTCTCGTTGTTCTTGCGGATCTTCTCAATCTCTGTGTAGAGGTCTGAGAGGTTTTCCTTTTCCCATCTCTCTCCGTCATAGTCGATAGGAAGTGAGCTGCCAATATCTGCGATAACTGCTTTCTTCGCACGAATATCACGGTTTACATCCTGACGGTGCATAAAGTAGTAACCGTTCTCTGCCTGAATATCATTCAGGACAGCCAAGATATTCTGCTCGTAATTTACATCCCTCGGAATTTCCCCGAACCATTCCTTGATAGTGTCAAGGTTCCAATCGTACTGAATCATATCCAAAATCGTTGCGTTCTGTGTTTTCTTATCCATAGAGATGAACTCCATAGGGGAAAGCTGCAACGGTGTGAATATTGTTTTCAGAAACGACTCAGGGCTTGGAATCACATTGCCGTTCTGCTTAACAGATTTGTAATCTGTCATTGCCGTTCTGGCTTTTCTGTCAATGGAGAGACCGTTATCTGTTTCTATGTAAATCTCTCCCTCTGTCTCTCCGTTTTTTACGATAAATTCACGGTCTGAGGAATTTGTAAGAACATATCTGATTGCGTCAATAACGGATGTTTTTCCAGTACCGTTGTCTCCGACAAGCTCAATGTTCTTTCCGTCCCACTGCCATTCCTTGATCCCGAAGAGCTGCTTTATCGTGATTTTTGAAATCTTCATGGTGGATTTTCCTTTCTCTGTTTATGGGGTTTGGCAATGCCTTACCCCATAAACCGCTACTGAATTACTGTTACGTTGGATGCCTGCGGTCCCTTGGTTCCATCAACAACATCAAATTCTACGGGCTGTCCCTCTACGAGAGTCTTGTAACCGTCCATCTGCAATGCGCTGAAATGGCAGAACACGTCAACTCCATCTTCGCCTGTAATGAAACCATAGCCCTTTGCGGCGTTGAACCATTTAACTGTACCTTTTCTCATGGTGCGTCTCCTTTCCTCAAAAAATATCTATTAAACAATCCTTGCGGATGCTTAACCTATACCAAGTCGTTCTTTCTCCTGATCCAAAAGGTGGCGATATATGTAAAATCCCCACTTGGATTTACCCTCTCGCTTTATGGCATATCCAATAGGCAATTTCTCCCTTTTCATAAGTTCACGGAGCGTAATCACATCCATTTGCAACTCTTTTGCTGCATTTTTTGGTGTTACTCTCTCACTGTTCATTGCTTCTTACCTCGTTTTGTTCGTTTTGCTGTGCCTTAGTTCGTTGTGGATTATCCTTTTCGTGTTTGCTCGACTAAACTTTTTGGGTAAAAAGTTTGCTGACAGGGACATTCAAAGCCGCCGCCAACGATTTCAGAGTACCGACCATAGCCTCATGCTCTTCGTTGTTTTCAAGCAGAACTATGGTTGTTCTGCTTACGCCAGACATTTGAGCTAACTGTTCCTGGGTAAGTTTCTTCTTTTCTCTAAGTTCTCTGATTCGATACGCCATTACTGCGCCTCCTTTCTTTGTCCGATGTTTGCTCGACTGAACAATTTGAGTATAGCCGACTAAACATTTATTGTCAAGCACATTTTACAAAAAAATTGACTTTTTGTTCCGTGCATTGTATAATGGACTAAACATTGAAAGGAGGTTTTCTTATGACATTAGGGCAGATAATAAGGGCATATAGAGAAGAAAATAGCATGAGTATGGATAGATTTGCGAAAGCTAGTGGTTTGAGTAAAGGTTACATATCCCAGCTTGAAAATAATCTCAATCCGAAAACAGGAGAACCGCCTGTTCCGTCCATGGCAACAATAAAGAAAGCGGCAAATGGAATGTTTATGAGTTTCGACGAACTTTTTAATCAATTAGATGATAATATGAAAGTATCTGTTTCTCCTGAGAAAGTGAGGATGGCTAAGAAAGCAATCCGCATACCGGTTCTTGGTAATGTGGCTGCCGGAATACCTATTGAAGCCATTGAGGATGTTATAGATTATGAGGAAATATCAGAGGAATTGGCTCATACCGGAGATTTCTTCGCTCTAAAAATAAAGGGAGATTCAATGGAACCTCGTATCTGCAATGGGGATGTTGTGATTGTCCGCAAACAGAACTATGCAGAATCAGGAGATCTTGTCATTGTGTTAGTCAATGGAGACAGTGCCACTTGCAAAAAGTTGGCAAAGTTCCCTAGTGGAATCAGACTCATTCCTTTTAATCAGACCTATGAGCCTATGTTCTATTCAAATGAGGAAATTGAGAATAAGCCAGTGAGAATCATTGGCAGAGTCGTTGAAAACCGACAGAAATACTAAAATAGAAAACCGCCTCTGCTACCAACAGAGACGGTATCTATAAACACACACCGGAAAGCCGATGTATGCTCGTCTGAACACCTTGCATTATATCATCTTCCCGGTAGAAAAACAATATACCGGGCATTTTTACGCCCATTTTTAGGAAAAAGGAGGATGATATTATGCGTCTGCCAAACGGTTACGGTAGTGTAATCAAACTAAAAGGCAAGAGGCGTAAGCCTTATGCCGTCCGAACTTCTGAAATTTCTGAATTTGTAGAAATTGATGCTCCGAAAGAACCGCCGTCAAACATTCTGAGAGATTTTGTCCGATACAATTTCAAATGGCAATGGAGAAAACAGGTTTGGTCTGCCATCTCATCGGAACCAGTGTTGTCATTCGCTGAGGATCTTATGCAGGAAGAGGGATATGAGTATTCCATCTCCTACCGTCAGACATTTAAGTACCTTGAATATTTTGCCAAACAGGAGCACGCCTACTCTTACTTATCTGAATTGAATAATGCGGATGTCGTTGCGGAGCACATCAGATATGCCGAGACTCCCACATTTGCAGAGATGTACGGGAAGTGGAAAAATTATAGGAAAGCTCTGCCGGACAAAATATCTTCAAACACATGGAGAAACTACGAAATTGCCTTTAATCATCTGTCCGATCTGCACCACAAGAAATTTAATGCTCTGCGGACTGATGAAGTCCAGGAATGTATCAACAAATGGACCTGTAAATCAAATTCCACCGTTTCTAATATCCGAACCGTTCTCAATAATCTGTACAAGTACGCCCTGATGAACAACTATATAGAAAAAGATCTGTCACAGTTTTTTGTTTACTCATGGGTAAACCCGGAAGAACAGATTCATAGCAGATACACGAATGAGGAGATTGCAACCTTGTGGAGCAAACTGTATGTGGTAAACAATGTTGACCTCCTCCTCATTACAATCTATACAGGTCTGCGTCCTACCGAACTGTTAGAGATAACCACGGATAATGTGCATCTGGACGAACAATATATGATTGGAGGAATGAAAACAGAAGCCGGAACAGACAGAGTTATTCCTATTGCAGACAAAATCCTGCCTCTCGTAAAGAACCGGTACAATGCCAACCGTAGATTTCTGGTAAACAACAAATATGGCAATCACTACACATACGGTTCCTATGTTAGTGCGAATTTCAATACAGTTATGAATAAGCTCAACATGAAACATCTTCCCCATGATGGCCGGCACACGTTCGCATCTCTCATGGATGATGCCGGAGCGAATGAGGTTTGCATCAAACTCATAATGGGTCACAGCATGAAAAACAATGTCACAAAGGGAGTGTACACACATAAAACCACACAACAGCTTATTGATGAAGTCAACAAAATTTAAGGGAGGTCATGCCTCCCTTTTACTGTATAAATATTCTAAAACAGTGCCAAAAACCAAGTATATTATGCGTATATTATGCAAAATCGTTTGTATCTTGCGTGTATATTATAAGTATATTGCCAGTATATTACTATCAAATTTTTACTCAAACTTACGAACACTCACTGTAAAAATACGCACAATAAAACCCCGGAAACATTGAATTTCCGGGGTTCGTTTTTATTGATTAGCACACACCCTGTGCTAACATAGCGTCAACTACTTTCTCAAAGCCTGCGATATTTGCACCTGCAACATAGTCAGTCTTTCCACCAACTGTTGCATTGTATCTCTTAGCAGCATCACTGATGTTAGCGTAGATTGTCT